TAGGCACTCATACCCATCATGATGTATTCTTCTTCGCCGGCTTTGAGCCCTACGCGGTCAGTCATTGCAGAATAAAACAATCCTATGCTGTGCGGATAGCGTTGCCCCCAAAGTTTAGTATACTTTGCTCGACCGTTGACATATTCTGCTGCCCAAATTGAAATAGTATCTAGTTCACCAATGGCGTCTATAACAACAACTGTGGCTTTTGTGTAGGGGCTGGTTTGGAATCCTGCGGCAGCGTGCGATAAATGATGGGACATGAATCTCCGAGGGCATCGTAGTAGTCGTTCTTGATGAACAGATACAGATAGATGTTTACGCAAATACTGATCAAGAGTGAAATTTTTAAAATCAAAGGCTTCATGATATTGTCCCGACTGTAGTTGTTGTAATTTTTTAACCCACGGACGCTCGTAGTAGGCCACAAGATCTGGGTTGCCATAACTTAAAGCGTCTGACATTAGTGCATCGTTGATATGGGCATCATTTTTGATCTTGCTATAACGTTCTGCATGACCAGCAAACAGTATTTCCCCATTGTCAATCAATGAAACTGCAGCATCATGAAATCCAGCACTTATACCTAATATCTTCATTTATAGATAAAAGGATCTCGTTTGCGCAGCTCTTTAAGTTTTTTACGATATCGTATTTCCAGTCGAATCCGATCTATTAAGTTTTTAATCCAGCGCATGTATTTTCCTTTTTGTTAACTATTCAATGACTTGAACTATACTCATATCCAGGAATCAACAAGTTGATTTGTTTTTGGTAGTAGTCTGGGTCTGTCCAGGCATAGTCATATGTAGCTGATTTATCGCCTGCTTCTATTTTATATATATCCAGATGTTTACTTAGTATGGGCCAAACTTGTTGAAAATCTGTGGTTCCAAAACTACTTAATAGATTTACCTGTCCCACAGCATGATATCCGTAATTGTATTCAGTATTTTGTGTGTCGAATCTATTGCGATGCAACCATTCTCTGAATCCAGCCATTCGATCAGTATGCCAAGGATGTGGTCCATTGAATACAACATCCTGCGCCCATTCAATGTCAAATTCTCCACTGTAATATCTAAGATGTGTAATAGCATCACAGGTGGCCTGGTCTATGTCAACTCCTTGTTCGTCCACATACACTTCATAAAGTGTTTTACCAATCTGAGTCCAGTGTAAATATACTTCTCCAAATCGTTTGTCATATCTAGTTTCGTCAAATGTAGTCTTGTGTTCTGTTGGAAATTCCAAACGAGGTGCATTCAAAAATGTTGTAATTTGACTAGGGCGTACCCACTCAGGTAGTGTTGCTTGTTTGCGTTGACTCAGCATAAGACTTTCTGCTTCGTGACACAGATTGTTCAACTGTCTGATAGCAAATTTAGTATAGTAGTCGGCTTTTTTGTAGTATTCACTTAACCCCCATACTGTGCCTTGTAGATGTTCAAAATGGTTGTGTAGTTGATTCATTAACTCTTGATTAGGAGTGATACCATCACGTAGCGTGTCTGGTGCAAAGACTTCGTTGATGCAGTAGCTATTGCCAAAAAATTGATTGATAGTATTTTTTGCCCAGGTCAGTTCTTTACAGATATATGTTAGATCACGTGCACTGTTTGGAAAACCTAGAAAACAAAAATTTTTTTCTAGATAATTTGATTGTATCAGCAGATCTTGCAATGCATTGTACCAGCGTACACTCATTGGAGATTGATATACCTCAATTGTGTAATCAACCGTTTCTGTTTTTTTTAAAGGATTTCTAAGTATTATTTTAACATTCAATTTGATTCCACCATTCTAAAATTGTTGGTCTTATACCAAGTATGTCTTGCATGGTATAAGTATCTTGTCGTATTTTTTCTAATTCTAAGATACGGGCTTTGCCTTTGCTGATGCCTTGCTGATAATATTCTGGCCACTGCTCACCAAAAGTTGGTCTTGACCGTAGTTGTGACAGGACATCATGCATGGCGCCAGTTGACACTGTCAACAGTTCGTCGATCCAAGGATTTAACAGTTCTCTTGGTAACGCCAACGGACTCATGACAATATCAGGGCTAAAACTAAAAATAACTTTGGATAATATTTCTACACCTAATTCTCTGGCCAAAATCTGCATGTTTTCTATTTCAAACATGCCTGGTAATGTGAGTGTAAAATCTAATCGCATGTTTCTTGGATTTTTACTGTGCTGGATACCTTCTTGGAAATTTTGTAAAAAGTTATTGTAATCAAGACCAGTTCGTATGTATTCGCCTATTTTTCCAGTTCCATCAAGGCTTGCACAGATTTGCCAATCACGAATACCACTGAGTATATCGCTATAAAGATTAGTGCCGCGATACTCAATTCTACTAAGATTTGTATTGTATCTTGCATAGACTTGACCTCCATCTCCTAGTTCAACTATTCTTTTCATATAGCGCCAATGCTGTTCAAACATCAGTGGTTCACCTCCTACCCAATATACTTCTTCCACACGGTGTTCTTCCACTGCTTGACTAAATTCAAGCTCAATTTGATTGTCTTGGAATTTACTAATCTGTGTTCGTATATCTGGCAACATCCAGTTGTTTTTTGGGTTGGCCCAGTTGATAGTGTTGTTTTGTCTCTGTTCACTTTCCCAACTTGAACTCAGCATATCTCCGCACATGCGGCACTTGAAATTGCAAAGATTGCTAAATCTATAGTCCCAGCTCACTGGTTTCATAGTGGTGTATCCAGTATCGTCGGTGAATTTGACAATTTCGCTATACTTATGTTCAAACAACTGATTAAAATAACTACGATATACATTTGTGTTCAACAGCTTGTTATTGCATACTTCACACTCTGGCAAAGTTTCTCCTGCCATCATGCGTCGGCGCACACTTCGCATGTGATCACTGTTCCAGTGTTGTTCGAGTGTAATAGGAGCATACACACCTGTGCCTGCATGAGTATCTATGTATTGTCCAAAACTTTGAGCCGGTTCTCTACTGGCACAACACATACGCCTTTCAGTTTGCGGACTCAAGTAAGTATGTGTCCAAGGCGCCATACACAAAGTATCTGGTTTAGTCATAAAATTCCAAGTGATCTATTTCAATAATGTCTGGTGAACGTTTTATTTGATGAAAAAGATTTTGATCAGTGACTGATCCTATCACTGCCAAACCAGTATAATATCTAATTTTTTCTATGCCGTGTAATTCAACAAATGCAGGATCATTGGTCTGGAATGCATCTAATATGGTGTCAACATTAATTTTGCGCTGGTTGGTAAGCACTACACCAGGCCTAATAACATTATGAAACTTGCAGGTGGTTTCCAAAGAAGAAAAATCATTTTCTGCCCAAATCTGCAGTGGATTATGCCCCACATGAGGATTGATCAATATTAGATCTCCAAAGTTGGCATAGTCTTGAAATTTAAAACTAGCAGGCAACGGAATTGATTCATCAACAAACCATTCCAGCTGAAAATTTACTAGCCGTTGATTTGATGGTCGATTACCTTGAATAGCGTGTAAACAATGGTGAAGATCATACAACAGATCATCATACTCTTCAGGTATGTTAGCAAATCCTAGTTTGCCTAGAGAATTTTCTAGATCTTTATGTAGCTTGGCTGTTACTGTTAAATCATAACTGTCAGACAACCAGTCCCATCCAAACGCATCCTTGGCGCGATGTGCCAATTCAATCATATAATCAGGAGTATAAATTAATACATCTCGATAAAAAGGTGGCTGTTGTTGATTGTACTTGCGAGTAAGGTCAAAGTAAAGTCGTCCTGTTTCTGTATCATTGACACTTATTTCCACACTGGGGTGGTTTTTAAATAAAATTTTAATCTTCATGGGCCAGTGTATGCAATTATTTGAGCAAGTTCAGGCTCGACATGAGCAAGATTTTGATTGCGTTTGCGATCCAGATCTGCCACTCGCATACGAAGTATATTACCATCAAGACTGACTCCGCAATTCATAAAATCTATTATTTTTGCAAATTCTTGTTGCGTAGTTGTGCTGACCACTGCATTTTCTAATGTTTGTTGTATCAATGTTTTGGCAGTGGCAGGCAACGTGCTGATACTGAAATAATAAGCTTCGTGCATCATATTCCAATAAACAAAATCAAATGCTTGTTGATCGATCCACTGTGCAAGTTCGTTGAGATACAGTACATTAAACACATTTACTGTGGCACATACCTGCAGTCGAATATTTGAATGGTGTTCTCTTAGTGTACGAAACCATCCTATATTTCTACAAACTTCAGACCAAACTGCATTTGATCTTTGATATTCAAATCGATCACCTATGTCATCTATACTAAATGCAATCTCTACCAGTTTAAAATGTTGCCATATTGCATCAGCATCCTCTGGATATTGTGTGCCATTTGTATTATAATGTATTTCAATGTTGCCAGCAATACCTCGATCTACCAGGCCTTGCAACATGTCAAAGTGTTCTTGAATCATAAATGGCTCGCCGCCTGTGAATTCAATGTATCTAATTTGATCTACTACCTGATCTATTTCTGACCAAAATGTAGGATTTTCCCTGGGCCATGATCCTTGTTTGAGCATGGTATAGTGATGATTATTTTTCTTGTCTTCACCTCGGCGTAACCAATGCAGTTCTTCAACAGCAAATGTACTTGATGACCACGAACCACATATACGACATTTAAGATTGCAAATATTTCCTAATTTCAGATCTAAAAACATCAGAGGCTTGGCATCAGCAGTCCATGTTTGATCTGGCAACATATGTTTTAATCTGTCTAATGTATGCATACGTTTGCTAGTACGACCAGAGCGTTCTTCTCTCCAGCATTTCCTACAGGCACTTGGTTGCTTCTTGTCCAAGAATTCTTGCCGTAATGTTTGCATGTAATTGCTGTTTTGTATGTTTACAAAACTTGCAGTGTTCAAATCAAACTTGTTACCATTGTTGTCAACGATTTCTTCTTCGGCTAAACAACATGGTCTTACAGTCCCAATGGGACTGGTTTCTAAGCTGACCCAAGGCAACACACAGAATTTGTCATGAGGTATGTTCATTGTTTTAAAATCCTATGTGTTCGACCTTGTGGTATTCTTGATGATTCTCTGCGATACTGTACAATAGATGCCAGTTCTGGTACCACTGACATTAATGATTCATTGCGACTCCAATCAAGATCATTTACTGTGTCCCAAAAGTCGCCTAGCAGGTGACTGTTGTCTGTGGACATCATAAACTGTATTGCGCCTTCAAATCCTCCTACTGCTCGTTGAATGGTATCAAGTGGACGTAGCCATTCTATGTGTTGTTCAAACTGTTGTTTAAACTGTTGCTTGATGTCAGCCGGTAACATATCAATTCGATAATCCTGCGGTCCTTGTAATATATTCAAGTTAAAGTCTTTGGCTTCAATGAATCCTTGATCAACCATATAACGGTGAAAACTAACCAAGTTCCACACATTCATCATACTGAGCGTGGGACTAATCATAAAATCAATATGTGGGCATTCACGTTTTAAATCACGAATATTTTGTTCTACTTCAGTCCAGTTTGTTCCTGAACGTATAATACTAGCACGATCTCCCATGTCATCCAAACTGGCAGCAACACATACATTAGGAAATTGTTTCCATAAGTCTAATACATTTTCGCCTTTGAATTTTAATTCAGTGAGATTTGTATTGTAAATCAAACGTACATTTGTATTGCCTTTGTCTATTAGCAGTTTTAAAATACGGTTGTGTTCTTCCATGATCAATGGTTCGCCGCCGGCAAAGTAAATCTGGTCAAGATGCGGAATATGTTCCTGCATCTGCTCCCAGACATCTTCATCATGTCTTCCAGCAAATTGTACTCTGGGTCTCAATGGTTTACCCCATAGTCGTACATCGTCATCATACCAGCGACTGCTAAAAATGCTTCCGCAACTGCGGCATTTTAAATTGCATATGTTACTGAATCGCACATCCCAGTAATGCAATTGCATGTCGGGCAAACTGCCATCTGGCAGTGTCATGTCAATTTCTGCTATGTATTGCCCAAAATTTTTGTTTGAATTATTGCGCATACTGGCAAATCCTGCGGCCTCTTGCTCGTAACAATCACTGCACTGACGACAGGATTTGTCTTCTAACATGTTGGTTCGCATTTCTCGCATGTCAGTGTCGTTCCAAATTTCTCGCATGCTTTTTTCTTTAAAACTGCCCACAGGATGGCTAGCATTGGCCAGACAACATGGATAAGCACGACCATCAGGCCATGCATGCAAATGTATCCAGGGTAACATACAAAAAGTATCACTGTCTATCAGTCTATGACGTTGTTGCTCAGTGAGTTCTTCCAATTTGATATAGCTAGGAATTCTATCTTTCCAGTTGTATTTGCCTAGTATTTTTGTCATAGTGTGTTGTACCAATCTGCCAAGGCAGGAAATGTTGGACAGAAGTCTTTGCCTCTGCGTTGATCGTACTGCTGATAAAAGTTTTTAAAGTCTCTTTGTAGTATAATCTGTGCCATGGCTTGGTCATGTGCTTCTGTTACTTCGTCGATATAACTGATTAATCTACTTAATTGATTCCATTCAAATTCTTGCATGCCATTTGACATATCACGATATCTCACTGCAAAGTCAGTTAACCTATTACTGTATTTCCTACGAAGATACTTTGGCAACACAGTTAATGATTGAAAGCTTGGAAAACGTAAAATATTCAAAGAGAAATTCACTGCATCATTTCCGTATTCTAGCTTCCAATTCATAATGCATTCTAAGAAACTATCTAAGCTGTCTAAACACAATGCATTGATTGTACACATGATATGTATGCCACGGAACTTGCCTGAATCCAATAAGCGTTCCACGTTGTTGGCCCAGTCATCCCACACAAGTCCATCTCGAATATATTCAGCTTGCAGACTCATTGACTCGTTACTGGTGTACAAATCAACTTCAACACCATCTATGGAATCAAGTAATCGATCTATGTCAACATCTGTGCCCAAGTTTGAGTTGATAGCAAGTCGTGTTTTACTCCGGCCTTGGTTGGTTTTAAACCAGTCAATCAGTCGCCAAGTTTCAGCACTCATCAAAGGTTCGCCGCCTGTGATTCTCAGTTCTTGTAGTGTCTGGTGTAGGTCTGACTCCCACCATGCAAAGAAAGCATCCACGTAAGGATTAGATTCGCCAAACTTATACAATTGACTACTACTATGCTCATGAGTAAAGTGGTTTCGACCGTCTGATACCAAGCCTGTGTAAGCACCATTGGTTCGAATATCTTTAACCCAAGTACTACTGAAAGCAGGATTGCAATAGCTGCAAGCAAACTGACATGTACGATCAAAAGCAATCTCGAGTGTTCGGAGATCAAAGTCTTCTTTGGCTGGTGTTCTGAATGCACGATCAAGTTCCTCTATAGGGTAAATTTTGCTTTTGTATACACGATCACTGATAGGTACCGGAACATCACTTTTGGCATATTTTGAATCCTTGTACATGTCTTCGATCTTCCAGCAGTACTCGCATCCTGCAGGTCGTTCACCGCGTTGCATTTGCTCACGCTCCAGTTTTTTCCGTTGCGTGTTGTGTAATGCCTTGGGATTGCGTCGGATGTCATCCACATCTATAGCATGTGGCAACGGATGATGGCAGCTGGTAGTCTGCCCACTGCCTAGCCAAATAGTAGCATTGTACCATTTGGCCGCACAAAAGCTCTCACTCTTAGTGTCTAATATTTGTTGGCGAAATTCTAAATCATTCATATCATTCCCATTCATTCTGATCAATTAATATCTGTCCAATTTCTGGAAATGTATCAATGAAATTTTCTTTTCTATATGCATCTTTTTCTTTTGTCCAAAATTTAAATTGTTGCCAAAGAGGTTGAGCCATAGTAGTAGTTGGTACTGTTTTCATTAAATTTATAATAGAATCAAATTTTTTATTTTGATAAGAATTTAGTTTTTGTTCAACCAGTGGTTTTATTTTGTCTGGCAATACATTTACACAATAATATTGTGGCCATTGTACCAGTATAATAAAAGGTTCTGTGTTGTAATTAGCAAAGTAATCAAAAACATCTGATATATTCCACACATTTATTGCACTGACTGTGGTTACCGGAACAACTGTTACATTTGCATTGGTGTATTCTAAATTAAAAAATTCCTTAATACTATGTTCAGCATCTTCCCATTTACCAGGATGTCTTAGATATGTAAATTTAGAACCAATGCCGTCGATACTGATATTGATAACAACTTCTTTGAATCCTGTTAAAATTTTACGCCACTGATCAGTTAAAGCATGCGTGGCATTAGTACTCACACATAGATCAATATTTTTTGCCATTCCGGCAGCAACTAATCGTAATAGATATTTTGGAACTTGATCATCCAAGAACGGTTCTCCGCCATATAATTCAATTCGTTCCAGATTGTTGCTGAATTCAAATAGCTCGTCTAATTGCAAATCAGAAAAATGTTTTTTAAATTTATCAATGGTATATGCAGTATTAGATATATTGTTTTTCTTTTCATAATACTCGCCTTCAATATGATATAGATAACTATCTTTGCTCTGGCAAGTACGACACCGTAGATTGCAAATATTACTTACTTTGATATTCAAATGCTTGGGACCAGACATATAGTAGTCTTTGTTTGTGTAGTCTACTGCTGGTGGCACATCTTTAATCAAGTACTGTCTTTCGCTGGTAAATCCCAACTTCTCTTCAGACCAGCAACGACTACACATCTTTAGTTGTTCTCCTTGCTGACTGCGTTGTCTTACATCTTCAAGCTTGGGATCCATCCAGGTAAGTTTGAATGTTTGGTCAAATTTAAATGACCCGCCTCCTAGTGCTGTACAAGGACTGTATGATCCAGCAGGGTCAATTGTGGCATCTAGATAAAATGCTGGGCAGGTATTGGGATCAATCATGCAGCAAGTCTTCTAGGTTAGCCCGTAATTGATCGTAATTAGCAATTCTGGGTAGCTTGACATGATCATGACACTCGGCCAGATCGTCAACAATATTTTCATAGCACAGTTCAATATCAAATTTATCTTGATTTTTTAAATATTCTTCACGTTGATCTACTATCATTCGACCACATGTTGCAAACTCTTGAGGTGCAATACTGATTGCTGGTCTGTAATATTGATCATGACTAGAATAGATATTTGTTTTGGATGCAATAACATAACTGAGTATTTGTGCAACAATATCCTGACGGTACAATCCAATTACGAATGAATTTTTTAATAATGTGGTATAATGTTCTGGATCTATTTTATGGTCTGGAAACATTTTAATTATGGTAGCACGATTTTGATATTTACTCACCCATTCTTGTATGCCCAGTGGACTTTTGGGATGAAATATTTCTGCTAAATTTACTAGCCCAGTCTTTTTTTCTAGAATGCTACATAATGCATTTGATCCAGTTCTGGGTGTGGTCATTATCAATATTGATTTATTGACCGGGATAGATAATTCATAATGTTTGAACTTTATTATTGTATCACTCATCAAAATTGTGCTGTGTTAAAAATTGAAAAAATCTTTCTGTGAATTCTTGTTTGACCATTGGTGCTAGTTCTACTAGATGTTGTTGATTGTACTTACATGTAGTATAACATTCTTTGAGGAATTCTGCAAGATCTTGCTGGCATAAATCTTTAACTACGGTAACAATTCGATTAAGTCTGTCTCGATTATTGTCAATAAGATCAAACGATTCATCAATCACGTGCCCAAATGTTTTAAATCCTAATTTATGCATGTCTCTATAAAAGCCGTAATTGGCAGCTGCTATCCAAGGATGCCCAATGGCCACTGGCTTCCAAATTTTTTCTGTTCTAAAACTATAAGGATAGTTAAACACAGTTTCGCCAACCAAACTAAAATAAGTATCATTGTAAAGTGATGCTTTAAGATAAATTTCGCCCCAACCGCATTTTTCAAATAACTGATTTTTGATATATCTTTGATTGTTATCAGTTATATTTTTATTGGCATTGTTAATTTCATACTGTGCTTCTAACAGTTTAAATGGTCCATTGCCAGCATCCAAATTTGACCATATGGCGTTGTTGAGTTCCGTGCTTAAACTAGATATTAAATATTTTCTATGTTCTCTTGCTCGGCCATTCAAAAATAAAAACTTATAAGGACGAATAGTATTGTATTGTTCTTGGTAGGTTTGTATTGCAGTTAAATTATCAGTATAATCAAGTACCTTAGGTAAAAATATGTCGTATTGCAACGATGCATACGAATAGTCAGAGGCCCAATCACCGCCGGTTAGAACCAATATCTTTTTTTGTTGTACCAAATTTAATATATTAGCCTGTAGGCAGTGATTATGTTGTGTTTCGGATCCTTCTGAAGGGTTGCTAAAGATTACTTTTATTATGTCTTCTGTAACTAATTCAATTATTTTTTTAGAATTTAAAGTAAATTGTTCCCTGCCTATTACATATACTGCACCTGGTACCAATTTTCCATCAGCTAGATGTTTTGAAAAATTCCAAAATAATTCATCCATCCAGGGTTTTAACTGATCGTACACTTCACAGTGTGTATCTAACACTAGTTTAAAATTTTTCTGCATAGTATTTGCACTCGTTCCAAAATTCGTTCATTTCTGGAAATGTCTCTAAGAAGTCAGTTCCGCGTCTACGATCATGTTCTGCAAAAAATCTGTAAAAATCTGCTTTATTCTTTTTAATATATTCTACATCTAATTGTTGTCCGTCTCTCATCCACGCAATATCTCTGTCTAATCGTTGCAGTTCAAAGTCTTTGAATCCGTGAAATGGATCTTCCTCAGTTTCTAGTTGTCCCAACATGCATCCCCATAGATGCTCCAGTTGATCAGCGTAGCTTTCTGGTAACAATTGAAGGCTTTGCCAAGTGGGTTGTTTAAGCAACGGAGTGTCAAACCATATGCGTTGATACGTCTTACTGTAAATTTTTCTCAATCCCAGTATGCCAGCCATGAGTTTAGGAAACCCTGTGACTGAAAGATTGTTCATGGTTATGATAAATGTTATGCTATTACGTCCAGGTATTTCGGTTAAGAATTGATTCACACGATCCCATAGCAAATCAAAATTCAAACCGTGACGAATGTACTCTGCTTGCTCCATCCAAGAATCAAGACTCACGAACTGCATGAAGTGTTCAATCCGTTCACCTTCGCACAATTGCTTGACTGACTCTTTATATTTTTGCCACAGACTTTCTTCTACGCTAAAGTTACTGGTCACATTTAAGTGCAAGTCTGGTTTGGGATTGGCCAGCACATAGTCGAACACACGATATGTGTTTTTGTCCATGAGTGGCTCGCCGCCGGTCATGCGAAAATGTTTGAGTTCTGGATACAATGTGGGCCACCAACGCCAAAATGCTTCTACATAAGGATTGTGTTCTTTTACAGGGATAGGACGATTGCGCCCTGTAAAATGCTCAGGATCATTGTGAGGAATACTAGTAGGATATCCACCGTGCCGATCGACTTCAGACTGCCAGGTTGAACTAAACTGCGGACTACAGTAACTGCATGCCAAATTACAAGCATGATTAAAATTGACTTCAACATAACTGGGAACGACATCTTCATCTCCTGAGCTGTATTTAATACTTTCAAAATCCGCTGCGGCCCAGGGCTCACCAGATCGGTAATGCCGGTCACTGAGTTTACCATTGTCTTCCATACTCCAACAATAATGGCATTCGGCGGGCCTCTCTTGTTTTAGCATGATCTTGCGTTGTACTTTTTTATGCCAGGTATTGTGCAATGCTGACGGATTGATCTCAATGGACTCTGGATCTATTGTGTGCAGAGGCGGATGGTAACAGCTGTTGTTGAGTCCAGTGGGCAAATGCAGACTAACTTGTTTCCATTTAGCCAAACACAATGCGGGACCTAACTGGTCTTTCATTTGTTCTGCAGAATTTAAAAAAGTTGATTTAGTCATTGTATTGCCAATTACCCAAATGTTCATTGACTAGTTCAAGATTAGCAAATATCTGCTCAATAGGATATACATAATTATTTTTTTTAATACCACTTTGCGACAAAATTAAATCTTCGTAGTATAAAGTATGATCAACATTGAATGATGTGTCAATGATTTGGTCATTGATAAACGACTCAATATCATCTAGTGTCACTGTCAGTGATCCAGGTTCTATATAATCTTGCCCATCATGTTGAAAATTATAAATTGCACCAATGTGTTTAAAAAACATCCAACTGGCAAATTGTTTAATTTTATTTCTACGGCGCAGTGATATAATTATTGTGTGTTTTTTTATTTGTTGAGTTTTTGATAGTGCAAAAAGTTTACCATGTGATTGAACTGCGTGCGCTAATTTTCTTGGATGTTTGCTATAAAATAATTCAAAATCTTTCCAACATTCGTCGCGTCGTTGATGCATACCTATTTCACCAAAATATTTTACCTGTGGATTTTGTTGGTGTATCACTGAGGCAAGTGCATGCGTGCCTGACCGTGGAGATCCTAGTATGAGAATATTTTTATCAGCAAAATCTATATCCATTACCATCCTTCCTGATTTCTAATTACATCAATTTCTCGTATCATGATTCCTTGATTGTGCCAATTTGATCTATAGTGATGTTTAAAAAATTGACTTTCGTTGGCATCTAATCTATTGATGGGTAAATCAAGTTGTGTGGCCAAATCTTCGGCTACTCTTCCTGCCAGTAATTCAGGATCACTGTTTTTTACTGTTTCCCATAATTTTGCTAGTTCGTCAAAATCTTGTACTGATCTATAATCCCATTGTGGAGTAATCATGGTCATATATGTGCCCATTCTGGCGCCAGCAATGGCCCAAATGCCATATTCGATATCGCGTCCTACATTGTGCCATATGGTCAGATGATCTAAATTTCTACTGTGTACACGATCTTTGAAATTGTTGATACTGGGCCTGCTTCCGCGATCTAGGCACATTTTTACCCCTTCACGGAATCCAGCCCTCCATGCATGAAATGCTGATCCATTGGGGTATGTAACACTATAGCAGTCATGCATGGGCCAATACATAGGATCAAAACAAAATTCTACTTCAGTTTCTGATCTGCCATCGGAGGCTTCATGAGTACGCATGTTCCACACAAATTCTCGTGTCCACGAACTTATGCCTCCATTACCATACATAAGGCCATTGATATGATTACGAGCACGCCATCTGAAAACTGCTTTTTCCCATTGGTCGTCTGGCAGTTCTAGTGTTAGATTAAAAAACTTTTCGTCTGGCATGTTATCACCGTCGATTATAATAAATCGTTCGGTGTTGCTGGCATCTGCAGCTGCTTTATGTGCTGCGTCTGATCCTTTTATTCCGTCAACACGACGAGCCCAAGGAATCATGTTGCGTATTTTTACCCAAAATTCTTCACGGCCCGGTTCGTCATATGATAGATAAATGCAGTCTAAATCTGCTACGTCAATGTGTTTCATCTGTGGCTTTCAATTTCCAATATTGTTTGTGTGTGGTATTAGATATAACCGCAACATCATTAGGGTCACAAGCATGTCCTTGATCACCTGGTACTAATTTTTGTACACTAACTGATTTCAAATGGTGTAAACACCCATTAATAACTTGTACTCTCGGAGATCCTGCTGCAAATGTTTCATGATCAATCTCTATGTAATTACCTGGAACATCTTCCATGCTGTAAAATAAAAATTTACCGTTGCTATCATGGTACAGTCGATAGAATGCAGGCCGTGGTGGGTCTTGTGGTAATGCCCAGGCAGCCCAAAAATTTTCTGTAGTTTCATTCACAGAATTTCCAATCTTTGACATGGTAATGAAATAATCCCCACTGGGCAACAGTGTTTATTCTAAGCCCAGGACGAGTATTTTCCCAGACTAGTTCTTGTGTCCAGTCTTCAGTGGCAATGGGATTAATGTATTTTTTCATATGCACGACAGTTGGCCCTAGTCCTACAGGCAATGTTACACGCTCTGGTCCCATTATAACTGCGGCCACTGCATATACAACATCAGTGGTGGCTTCATCGTCTGGCATTTTCAATAACTTTTTGTAGTTTTCCCAGTGCATAAAAATAGTTTGCACTAGATTAAAAAATTCTTTTGCAGTAGAACTCACACGCCAATAAGTTATGGCATTGTACACATCTGGTAGATTATTGTTGTCAAATATTTTTCTGTAGTATCTAGATTTTGCTGGGTTATCATAAAAATCTCTTGCACCTTGACTGATTACAACATCACGATTTTCAAACAGTGTCCACCAATGATCAATAGGGCTTGCTAAAATCATGTCGGCTTCTAGTTTAATGGTTTGTCTGTACGGGCTTGCACGAAATACCTGACAGTCATTGGCATATCCGCCCAGATCACCAAAAGGCAATTGTTCTCGGGTCAATATTGTTATATTTGCGTCCGGGTGCCACTCTCGTATACTGTTAGCCAATTGAGTTGCACACGCCACGTAATCAGTTGTATCAGAATCTATAGCTGGAATCAAGTATCCACGTTCATGAGTTATTGGCAATTATTTCTCCAAGATGTTGTTTGCCCATGGCATGAAAATCATTTGTTAATGTTATCCATCGATTTTTTTTGTCAGCGGTAATAAAATCAACACGATAAGAATCAGCAGCAGTTTGTGTTAATTTATGGTCTGGAGTAACTGATGCCAGCTGCCAAGGTATTGCGGGTGTGCTCAGTGCGTGCCCGTCAACAATGTTCATAGCAATACTCAACGCAAAATCGTTACGATAAGTAGATTTTGCAATTCCGTACAAATTTCTATAATGTTGCCAATTGTCTCTAATCATCTGCATGGATTCAAAAATTAATTCACTAGATTTACTACGATCAAATAACATAACAGTTGCCCAGCTCATTGGCATTTGATGCTGGCCAAAGAAATTGTTATCATCAAATGGTTGCAATCCTGTGACATCATATGCCCAGCGATGACAAAGAAAACTTTGATTTATATATAATAACTGGGTTAGTTGATCACTAGCTACCACGTAATCTGCATCAAGCACTAGAGTTTTATCCCAGGGACTTAGTTCGTAAGCGTTTGATCTATTACCGTTGTACCAGGTAACTGTGGCATTTATATCAGCAAACCAACGTGAATTATGACTATCAGTAGTTGCATACACCACTTGTTCAAATTCATAATTTGTTGGAACTGGATGATTGGTTACAACGCAAACTGGAAGATTTAAATGTCTTTGAATATTTTTTGCTGACCAATTGGCCATGGCCAAATAATCTATGTGTTCGTTATTATAGGCAAAGATTAGTACACCAGTGGTCATCTATTTTTATTAAGTTCTGTATATTCAACTAGCCAGGCATTCATTTGCTCTTGCCAGCGAGCTTGCGCAAGTGCAAATAATTCTTGTGGTACTATCTTTACAGGATTTTTGTAAAGATCTAACAACACTACCGATTCATTTTCTTTGACTGCGTATAAAAGTGTCAACAGTGCAGGATCTGTTTGCCAGAGCCCTCCTGCATGAGCAAATGTCATTTTGGCTTGATATTTTTCTTGCAGTACCCGTTTGGCAGCCGCATGGTCAAATCGACTACGACTGTGTGCAATAAGTTCATCTGTGTTCATTATTAAATTGTATACTAAAATTGATCAAAGGTAAAGGACCCGAAGGTCCTTTTGGTAATATTTATTGAGTAGTATTATGCCACAGTGGCTGCCACAGTAGGTGTTCCCCAGGTGTTGGTCAAGTAAGTTGTTTCTGGCGGATAATATGTGCACAAAACTGCTGGTGCAGTTCCAAATGATGCGCCCACTGGTGCCGTACCACCAGATATCTGTGCAGTAGATCCTGGATTAGTATCTCCGTTGTCGTACCATGTAGTGGTGTAAGTCAGTGTTGAACCAGAAATACTGGCATTGATCTGTACATAGTTGCTAGAATATGCAGTGCCTGAATCAAATTGTTTATAAATGGTAACAGGTGTACCAGTTAGTGCATAAACACCAGTAGAGGTTGCCAGGGTAGTTGGTGTACCAGATCCACCAGATTTAGTAGTTCCTGTATAACTAGTACTGGCAATAGTTTTGCTTGCAGCTGCACCAGTTTGTATAATTGTGCCTACCACTTTGTTAGCGGTTCCGTTTCCAATAAAATTATTCCATTCTGTGTCAGCAACTGTACCAGTAGATGTTTTACCAAATTGAAATTGTATATAGCCTCCGGCATTGAAAAAACTGTATAAAGCAGTGGTGTTGGCAAACGTCACTGTGTGGGTAAATGTTATTGTCCAAGACGAAGAACCAGACCCTGTAGAAGTGTTTTTAGAAGTTGTACCAGTCCATCCTGTATATTGTGATCCTACTGCATATGCATTATTTTTATTGTTATTTAATGTTGAAATATCGGTGTTGATATTGGATAATGTAGTAATGGTTTGTCCAGCAGTGGGATTGGATCTTGAAGTTATTGTTGTGCCTTGGTGATTTGCTACAGAAGTTATGGTATTATTTAATGTTGCCCATTGAGTAGCACTCACTGTGCCGCCGCCGGATACAGTAGCAATGTTACCTTGCCCGTATCCGCCAGCACTGGTAGCTGTACCCCAGACTGCATTGATATTTGCGCCGGACGTAGTACTTGCAAATCCGTTATAATCTGTTGCCTGAATCAGCCCACCTGATGAATATGTCATTTTCTTTTTCCAATCACGTTATTGTTACTATGGCTTCTACCAAGCCTTCTTCTGTATTTAATTTATCTTGCAAGGATCTGCCAATTACATTGAAAGAACTGGCTTCTCCTGGGGTAGCTGCTCTAGCATGCCCGTTACCGGCAGATACCAGGCGATCGCCTTTGTGCACTATTCCAACACATTTGACAGGAACTCGGCCAGTCATGGCCACTGGAGGATGTGTTGCATCCGTTCCTGCTCTGCCATTCATCAAGTAAGCTGCCTTGGTACTGATAACACCAAACACAGTGTTGCTAAGATCAGTTTGAGCCATGGTAATTTCTGCTGACCCGCCTAATTCTACTACTGTTCCGGGTTCGTATTCTGTGTCTGCTGCAAAACGTTCTGCCATGTCAGCGTAATTAGCGTCAATTTGATTGCCACTTATGGTACCATTGGCACCAAAAATTGTCATAACCACTGTAGGAGTGCCACCTTCATTTACGCTAAAAGTAATATTTCCATTTGTGGTTTGATTGGCAAGTTGTACATTAGTATTGTCGCTGGTTACTCTGAAACTACTATTGACGCCTACACTTAAACCTGTGTTATTTAATACGCTTACAGTACCAGTAGTAGATGTATTAGCATCACTGCGCATAAACTCTGTACTGGCCAATCCATTCAAAGCTTGTGAATTTGTAGCGGTTCCCTGAAACAAAGGAACATTAGCTCCTACTATGGTGGCCAGAGTGATACCAGGTCGTATGGTTGTAAACCCACTGATAGCATTTTGAGGAGTAAAAGCTGCATCTTGACTTATGATACCCACAATGTCATTGCCGCAATAGAGCTCAATACAGTAATGACTTACACTGCTGTTATCAACTATGGTTGCAGGAATAGCTCCTGTGATACCCTGACCGGCAGTGAACTGTGGACCAATCAACAACCATGTAGTACCTGTCCAGACATTAAGTTGTTGGTTGGTAGTATCAAACCATAAGTCACCTGTACTATTGCTAGAAGGTGCAGTTGCACTAGCAGTAGCCGCACTAATTGTTTTAAAAACTGTACCGTTGTAAATTTTAAGCACATTATCAGTTTTATCCCACCAAAGTTGACCAGTTAATGGAGCGCCAGGCGGAGTGGTATTGGATCCTGACTCTAACAAACGTATGATATCATCATTGATAAATTGACCGTAGCCAGCATAATTTTTGCCTACCAAGGTCATAGAACTGGTTGTGTTTATGGTACCGTCGGGTACAGTAGCAAAAACAGCGCCATCAGTTAAGGTAATTGTATACGACATCTTTTCATTTACTCCGTCATTGTGTATTTAGTGCAGATTAATATACACATATTTATGCTGCGCTGAGATTAGTCAAAGTTTGGATACGCAAGGTATAATCAATTTGTATTTGACGATTTAGACTTTTTTGCACAGGATGGAATATTACATGAGTAATCAGTAGCAAATTAGTCGAGCTTCCAAACCAACACTTTAATCCCAGTTCATCAAAAACATATTCACCATTAAAATTGGTTGAGTTGTCAAAGGCCTGTTGTCCAGCCGGCTCACCGTAATCCAATAAACAAGTTACCACAATATCAGTGTATACATTTCCTGATGTGTGCAACACAGTTATATAATTATTGGCAGGATCAGTATCAGCAGCTGAATTGTTATCTACTACTTTGTAATAGGTTTCGTTGTAAAGATCAGCATTTTGTCCGGTGGTATTTGGTGGCAGGTAAGTGATAACACCTGTAGGGTCCACTGCACTTCCGCCGTTGCCAAATGCCATTTGATATATATAGCCTAAATTTTTATCACTCAACATGTTGGCCATACAAATACTGATGTTTTCGTAGTGAATAGCATTTTTCTTATCAAGTAAGATTTCCCCAGAGTTGGGATCATGTATTTTGACAAAACCTTCTATTTTGGCCAAGCCTGGTTGAATAATCATGCTCTTTTCTCCACAAATTTTTCCTTTGTGTTGGGATCAAAAATCTTCACAAAGCCTTCAACCGAAATAGTTCCTTGTTCGTCTGGACGTTTAGCAGTGGTTTTTGTGTCTGATATAGGTTGTGTTGGCGTTTTATTTTCAGTCATGATATATTTACCTTGATTATAACCCACGCAGGAATCTTGCGGCTGGTGTGTTGGTTTCTTGTAACGGTACACCGTTGCTGGCAGTTCCTGCTCCGGGCGCATACCAAGTTACCCCTCTGCGCACCAAAATAGTTACTTCTGCACCAGCAATAGGAGCAGTAGTAAATGTCACTGTTACAGGATTATCATTGGTTATGCTATAACCAGCAGTTTGTAAAGTGCCGCCAACATACACTTCAACTGTGCGATCTTTGATATCACTGGGTTCTTGAGAAATATCAATTTGAGTAGCTACAAAAACTGTGTTAGATCCGTCAGCCAAAATGTTGTTAGCAACTATATAATTTTGGTATTCCACAGGTAATAAGTTGCCAGGACCAATGTTGTAAACTGTGGCTCCTACACTGTGAGCTGCAGTTGCAGTACCAGCAGTACCTCTCAACAAACTGCTTACAGTGTTGTCTGAGGTATTTCTAACTCGATACATGATTCTTTCGCCGTCTATTGTTAATGCTCCCCATATATTAGCTGCTAAATCTGGTTCAATCAATGCAGTGGCATCAGTCACATAAACAATATCGTCAGTGACAGCCAAAGGTTGTGCTAGTGTTGTAGTGGTATTAGGAGTTATTCTGTATGTGGCTTGTGCTCCACGCATGTCCTGGAATATACGGAATGACATGGCTTCTGGCACAACATACTGTGTAAAATCAGTGATCACAACTACATCTGTTGTGCCAATGATTGAACCAGTTAGTGTCACTGTTGATCCAGAAACTGTGTATCCATTGCCATTGAATAACCATCGTCCATTCAATGTTACCAAAATTCGTTCAGGATTTAAGATTTCGCGACCAGTATCAAATGTGTTTGTTTGTACTAACACACTGGCACCATAATCAAAACTGCCAGATTCAAAATTGGTAGTACCAGAATCAAATTCAGTGGAATCAAAGCCTTCTCCAACTTGTACACCTTCAGTGGTTGGTCCTACAAATACCTGCGTGAGTAATTGTTGTTCAGAGGTATCATTCCAGGTAATGATTTCAATGATATCTCCTACTTGAGGACTTAGTCCTGCTGATGGTTGGAAGGTTAGTTGATCTCCTACCACATAATATTGTGCATTGTTTCTTACTGAAATTAATATCACTGTACCAAATGCAGTTGACGATGTTAATGTTATAGTACGAGGGGTACCTGCAACATAAGAATCAATCACGAAGTCAACATTCACAACCAACGCAGTGCTGTTTGCGTAAACAGCCACATCTTCGTCTGTTATTGCAGCTTGACTGTAGTCGCCTGGATTGGGTAAATTGTATACTGTTTGTGCGCCATCACTCACATAGCTGATACCTGCTGCTGGGCGGGCTCTGGCACCATTTCTTAGTACTACAAGATTGGCAGGATTAGTGCCTTGCAAACTGTTGGTCAATGAGTATGTGAGTTGTGAGGAATCAGTGATTATGATGGTTTCAAAAACTGGCAAACTCCAACTGTGGGTTGCACCAACTGGTGCATATCCCAAACAAGTCAAATTAATTCTGTCGGTGGTACCGTAGGTAGTAGTAAAAGTTATCTGAGTTTGAGTCAACGAATATGCAGCATAGGTATAATCAACTCCTAAGACCAATGGCCCAAGTTCGCCGTCATAGATAACAAATTCACTGATTAAATCTATGTTAAAAGGTATCAGTATGCTGTTGCCAATGTCAGATCCCACATAGGTATTAGAGTACAACTGATTGCCGCCGCCAGTGGCAACAACTGCAACCTGTATGGTATCACCTGCGTTAACACCCTGAGTCAATGTAAAAGTATAGTTGACCCAGTCATAAGAATCTGGCTCTACTCCTAGTCCGGTAGTTGCATTAAATGTAAGCAGTACCATAGGGTATGGCAACAATCCCTGGAACGACTGTGTGGGCGTGGCAGGATCGTAAGTGTATTTTAAACTATAGATCGGAAAACCAAATCCTTGTCCTATCCAATCTGCTCCGGGAGTGGTATAAACTCTGAAATCCAATGTGTCAAATTCTGCCCCAGGTACCAATTCTTCTGGCGCATAGCTGCTCCATGCATCAACATAGGCTCCGCCAGCCACATTAATATCACTGGGTCTTGTACCAAGATATAGATCCAAATAAGAACTACTATATTCAACATCCAAAATACCAGGATCGTAAGTGATAAATCCTGCAGGACTGATAAAATAGTTGTCCCAGGGGTTGATATCAAAATTACCAACATCAAATCCAGTGTTCTGTCTGTAACTAGGAGCAGTTAATTGTACTCCAGGATATTCTACTCCAGAAATCAATAATGGCAAACTTAATCCAGGCTGATTAGCAGTAGGAGTATAGAATCCCATGGTCCTGTTAACACCACTGAGAGAATCCGCATTTACCAATGTCCATTCATTGGGTAGAAATTGTGCAGATGATTGAGTAGCGTTGGCGCTCCAAACCACATTTACATACCTTACCAGTGTGCCTTCTGAGTAGACTACATTTGGTTGCCATGCCACCACAGAAGATTGGTATTCATATCTATCATATTTTATCACTGTGCGAATTGATCTTACTAATCCATTGCCCATTTGAGCCACAATAACTGCACCAGATCCTGTAGTAGATGTCAATGTAATTTGTGCTGTTGTACTGTATCCTGCTCCCGGAGTGATAATGTTTATGGCCGTGATTATTCCTGAACTGTTTACTGTAGCAGTCATTGTGGCAGGCGTAATACACGTACCAGACACAGTTACTGTAGGAGGATTGTTATAATCATACCCAGAGCCTCCGTTGACCACTACCACATTTTGAATTTCTAACAAGTAGTTGTTGTACCATTGATTCCAAGGAAACTTCATCCAAATGGCAGCATTTGCAGCTGCATCACTGTTGAAATTTTCCACGGTGCTCAATGATGAAGTGTAAGGAGTCAACACAGGGCTGACAAACTGCGGAATTTCTAAATCAGTATCCCAGTAGGCTGGCACATCATAATCTGTTAACGACCCTGCATAGGTATCCATGCCGTCATAAATGAGATTGAAGTTTAGTATCTGCGTGTGATACGGTTTGACTTCTTGTATATAATCTTCAACAAAAGTTTGATTTTGTGGTTGATACAGCTGGTATGGCAACAAGGCTTGTAGATTATGATCCACATCAATGTAGCTGGTTTTTATCAACCAATTTGGCGAAGTAAATTCGCTGTAAACAAAGTTAAACATCAAGATCAATGATTGATTACGCTCTATCAACAGATCACCAACATAAATTTCTTCATTTAACGCACGAATAATTTGACGAGTTTCAATTACTGGTTCTTGGTCAAAATACTGTGCATCAAACACTTCAGCATCAAATCCGTATGGGCCTAATGCATAGTTCCATAGCACTGAATCAAATGCAATAGTTCCGTCTTGTAGAGCTACGCGTGTCCATCCGGTGATGGTTCTTTGATATATTTCAAATTTACCTTGACTGTTGGTGGTGACTTTTACACTACTACCAATGGGTGCAGTTGCCAATGTTAGTGTGCTGAGATCTGCATAATTTGCTACCGTGACTGTGATCTGTGTTGAGCTGTTGTAGCCTGGCAAATACCAGGTGATGTAGTTCCAATACAACGGAGTATCGTAATTTTGTATGCGTACAAGATCTAACACTCGTTGTCCAGGTGCAGAGCCTTGCGCGACCTGATAGATGGTCCAACGACCATTTTGACTGGAATCTGAATCAACCAGATACAAATAGCCTAACGGTACTTGTGCAAGATTTTGATAGCCCAATACAGTGAGATCAGGTACCTGCATGTTCCATGCTCCTGTATTAGGTGCTGGTTTTGATTCAGAACTATTGAGTAAATTAAAACTACGAGTTTCTGAGATAGGATATTGTGCTAACACATTATTTGCTCGTGTCAAATAATTTTGCAATGCCGCAAATCTGTCAGAAAACATGCTTTGACGAGGTCTAAATTGAACTCCGTACTGTTGTCCAGGACTTAGTGCAGGGTCCGGCACAAGATTACCTAGCGTATCTACTCCGCAAAAACTGTCTAGTAATTTGCGATACAAATTGGCATTTAAAAAACTATCTGGGCGACCGTCGGCAATAAAAGCATACTCAACGTGCACATCAGCCGTGGTTGCTTGCCGATCATATCCAACATGTAATATAGTATCTTGAGCTGACAATAAACTGTTGGCATTATAAATCGCAATAGTACTGGCATTTAATCCAGCTATATACGGAATACCACTACCAATGGGGTTTGAAATATAACCAGCAATACCTGTAGTACTTAGAGTTTTTCCTACTGCGGTGTTTATTGTAGATATTCCTCTTACCCAGAAGTAATAATTTGTAACAAAAATTCCGTTTACATCCACAGTGGTTGCCACAGTATAGCTGATTGTGCTGAGTGGGGTCCCTTGCCCTGTGTAATTTACAGGTGCCACTGAACTTTCTATCCACTGATAAACGTCTACATTACTGCCTGGAAATAATTGTCCCCAACGTTTACTAGCATACACAATGTCATCTTGATTGGGATTGATAAATCTCACGCGGTTGGTATCCCACCAAATTTCTCCCACATGGGTGGCGCCCCAACTGGTTCCCACATTGTGCACTGATCCTTGATTGTAATTTGCAGGATCTACTGCACCAATGTAGTCTATGTTTTGTCTTGCAGCACCTAGTATTTTTCCTTGAAGCGGGTCAATAAAATCATAATATGTTTGTGTACTATTCAACAATTTATCGTAGCTGTAAACAGAGTCCAATAAGTTTGTGTCTACCACTGGTTGTTGATAGTATTTTACTTCCCATGCTAGTGCACCAGTGGGATTATCAAACACGTAAGCTTCACCATACCCATTTGTATCACTACCAGGTGCACCTATCAACAGCCTGCCATTCACATAGTTTACTGCAAAACCAAAGTTTTTATCAACATCAACACCAGCCTCTGAATTACCATACTGATCGTCGGTGCCTATACCAGTGTTATAGATTTGTTGACCAAATACAAATGCTCCCGGATTTGACAGAGACACGGAAGCACTGGGCAAATAATCAAATGTATATGCTACGCCATTATTGACTATGGTTGTGGAGAATACTGTGCTTCTTTCATCAAAGTACGTGGTGCCACCGTCGAATATTTCTCGTTCATATACATTGCCATTGGGTGCACCAACTATGAGATTTATTGCTCCAGAATTTACAGCAATGCTGGTACCAAAATACGCATAGTCAGTTGGGCTTGGGCTTAAAATATCTTGTGTCCATACATAGGTATTGAATCCAATGGTGTCAAATGCACTGTTAACTAGTCCTGGCAATACACTGAGTTTGTTAAACGGTGTTGCTGCTGTAGAATTGATCACAGACACAGTGATTCTTCCTGACGTTACAACAATTGAAAATTTCGCAGCTGGTGCCACTGCAAAAATTATTTGTTGTGTGGTATTATTGTAGCTGTAATCTACTCCTGAAGTTTGTAACACAGAATTCACATACACCACTGTGGTATAAGAGTCTGCAGCAGAATACACAGATCCTACATTGTATACTTGAGTAACTCCGTCTCCAACAAAAATCACATCAGGAGTAGTTGATGCTATTACATTTGGTACATTGGCAGCATTGATTGCCGCAACCAGTCCTGCTATATTATTGTTAGGACTAGACGGTATAGCAATTTCAAATCCGTTAATTCTAATAGTGTCACCAGCGGTCAGCGCAGGATTGGCTACAGTAGAGGTAGTTACTCCGTAAATTCTGCTTTGATTGACTTGACGTTCAACCATGCCTGATCCTGGTGATCCAGACTGGCTACTCTGCGGTGCTCCAATGTACACACTACAATTATTAGGGCATATTGTTACTGCGGTTCCGTATGCCGATGCAGCAACTGGCATTTTTGCAGTGATTTTTTCAACCAAACTAAATTGATTTGTCTCAATGGTCAGTGTGTCCCCAATGGTTAATGTAACTGTTGAGTTTAACACGACATTGCTGCCACTGATAGTGTACTGTCCATTGATATATTGAGCACTGTTGGTCAAATATGTGTTGTTCAACAACACTGCAACAGGTGCCGTGAATGATCCCGGAATTACATATGTGGTCTGAGACACCGTGGTAATTTGATAATTTACAACACTGCGATCATATATGTATACTGCTCCTGCATCTGTCACTGTACCAGCGGTGTCGTTTACGCAGCCCACTACCAGTTGTCTACCATCAGTGGATGTGGATATACTGGTTCCAAACTCAGCATCTCCGCTAAGTCCAGTGCCAGTGATTGCAGAGATATATTGCCAATATGTGCTAGCAGTTACTTCAATGTCGGCACCTGCGGCTGGAATGGTAACAAATGTCAATAATCCTGACCCAAATGTGTAATCAATATAGGGTCTTTGCAACACAGCATTAACACGTACTGTAAATGAATATATGTTGCTCACTGTGTACAAACTGTTGACCAATGCAAAATTGTTATTTGTAGTAACTCCACTGCCAGAAAAAGTAAATGTAGAAATAGCACCTGCAACAACCGCAGTCACTGTTATAACCAAATTATTTGCACTAGATCCGTTGGGACAAATCTGTGTGTAATTTACTGTCAATGTATCACCAACCGCATAGGCAGACCCACCAGCAGTGAGTGTAGGATTATATACTCCACGAGTATCAACTATGGTAAATGCGGCACCAGTGCCCACTCCAGATGTACTGTTTTGTTTGATGTTGTAATATACTTGTCGATCAATTTGTGCAGCCTGTCTGCGTACAATTGTCAGTGGCTGGTTGGCAGCCGGAGCAGTATAGAATTGTACCACATTTGAGTTAATGTAATAATCAATGTTGTGTATAGCTAATACATTGTTGACAAGTACTATTAATTGATCTGGATAAGCTGGATTGATCTGGATTGAGTTTGCCCAATTGAATGCAGTTTGCACGCCATTGGTAGTATATGTGATTGAATCTGTGGGCACATCAACACGTCCAAATGCATACACTGTGTTGGCTCCAGGTGCACTGATATACATCCAATGTTCGTCTTGACTGATAGCCACTGCAGATCCAAAACTAATGCTGGTAAAATTTTGATCAGGTGCTACTAACAGTTGTGTTTGCAAGTAATCATTTGTGCCTGGAATTTGATATATCACAGTTGCGTATCCAGCATTGCTGTTACTGGCATTGGCACCGGCTATTGCCCAATTTTTACTGCCAAACATCACACTGTTTCCATACCCAGCAGTTCCAGTGGCATTGAGAGACAGCATAACATTGTCTGTATAGGGCACTATGTTGGATCTTCGATAGGTATAAATCAACCCTGAACCAGAACTAGCCCCAGGACTGCCTACCAAAACACTGTAGTGATCTTGTGTTTGACTCACACTGGTACCAAATCCAGAATTAGCAAATAGTTCATAAGGTTCCAGCAAATCAGCCACGTTAAATGGTGTAGTTTTTTGTAAAACTTCCCAATGACCTGCACCGTCGTTGTCTACCCAAGCCAATGCACCTGGAACAAGATCATTTACATAAGGCAAATTTTGAATGTCGCTGGCCTGTGATACGCGAGTGGTTTGTAAATAAAATACCAGTCCAGTACCCGTGAGCTGACTTTGATTTGTGTTGGTGAATGCAAATGCAATGACCACTGTGGTAGGTGACGGCACACTCAATACTCGGTACACACCGTTTACGCCATCATTGAAATACTTTATAATAATTGTATTGCCAATGGCCAGACCGTGTGTGTGATTGAATTGCACCACACTGGTACTGTTCAAATTGTTACTCAACAATGTCATTTGTCCAGAGACCTGAACACATTTGTAAATTCCCCAGTCGTAGCTATTGATTTGTGCCACCCAGACCACTGTGCCATTGCCAATGGTATTGATACTGGCATCAAGATTGGCAGGATTATTGAGGTTGAATACTGTGATATCTACATCATTGATATTGACATATCCTGCTGAGGGCAATGCAGTATCAAGATTTGTTCCATATGTGGTTGGCAATATATCTGTTGTGGGTATGGCGTAACTTTCACTCCACAAATTGCTCAAATAAATTGTTTGGTCAGCTGGGCTTGTTTGGCCTGGTTGAATAATTTGAACTGTGCTTGGATTAGCAGTCAGCAATGCTTGATTAAGAACTATTTCAAACCAACTGCGATTGGCGTTGGCTCCGTATGTGCCTACCAAGATTCCCCAATTTTCATATATGGCATACTGACCAGTTTCTCTTCCCAAGTTTGCTCTGGTAAACAATTCAGCACTGAGTCTTGTTCCTTTGCTGCCAATGAAGCCTTGGTAAATTTGTACCTGACTGACATCATCAAGATTCAAATCAACCATGTACTGTCTCGGCCTGAATCCAGTAAGTCCAAATGCCAGCAAGTCATTGTCGCTGGCCAAGTTAGCATCATAGATATTGTAGCTATTAGCCTGTTGGTCTGCTTTGTTAGGAATATTGGGCAACAAGCCTTGATCAATCATGGCATAGTTGCTTTTGACCCAGTTTGCGTAATCAAATGTTGTGGCAGGTTGTACAACGTTTAACGCACTCCAGTAATTGTTCTTGTAAATTACTATTTCACCTTTGGTGTATTTTACGTTGGGTTGCCACTGAATAACATTGTTTTGATTTAAAATAAAACCTTGTGCATTTAGTGTTCCATCCCAGTCACTACTGATGCTGGCTTTCCAGGCCACACGATTTTGACGTTCGGCGGTGGTAGGATCATAGATCAAGTCATTGAAAATGCTTACATTATCAAGTACTGCCATGTTTTCATAGTCAGTGAATTTTAAATCCAAGTACGAAATGGTTTGATTTGTGGCGCTGGATATTGTAAAAGAGTCACCATATCTTTGTATGATCAAATCACGCGATTGTATTGCCTGTTTGTTTTGATCAGTCAACTGATTCTCTGGTGTCAAACTAGTGACTGCGGCCACCACTGCGCCTGGTTTGTACACTGTGATTTTGGTGGCACCAGGATTTAAATTGATAATTGTGCCGGGTGCCCAACCTTGTTGACTCCAGTACAAGAATTCTTGAGCCATCTGTGCCCAATTCAACGTATAACCATTTTGTACGCCATCAAATACCATGCCTTGGCTGGTCAAAAATACACCATAACTTAGAATAAAATCCACAACAATTGTAGAATTACTAAAATTGTATCCGTAAGGAACATTTACTATGTTATTGGTATATTGTGCAGGTACCGTTACTGTTGCACCACCAGCACTGACCGTTTGAGTAGGACCGTTAACTGCACTAGCCACAATTGGAAAGTACGGTTGCACATTGCTATAACCATACACGCTGAATCCTGTCTCTTGTTTTTGAATGATCAGTGAGCTATAAACAATTTCACTAAATGGTTGATTAGCATACAATAATAAATTCCAACTTTCAGGTGGCAACAACAAGCTGGCATTTTGACTTTCTGGACTAGACTTTTCCAAATAGATATTGGCATATTTTTTGTCTGTAAATGCCGCCATTCTATAACACAGTCTCACGTCAAGATTGGACAAATCTTGTGTAAGCGCTGTAGAGGAATTCATCCCTAACTGTTGATTATAATCAATGATCCAGTTGATATAGCTGGCTTTGCTAACACCGTTTCCGTATACTTGCACTTCATTGGCATTTATTCTATAACGACCGTTGTAGAGATATTGATCAAATTCTACATTGTATCTGTATAAATCTCTGTCCACAAACAAGCTAAAAAATTCAGCCGGACGGGTAAGTGCCAACAGTCTCATGACTGCAAAAGGGTAACTAGAACTTGACCACCAAGCAGCTTCTGTTGGGCCGCCGTCGCCGACTACCCAGCTCTTGCGCCAGTCATTGGGATTGTAAAGTCCTACCACACTGACCAATGGCGCCAATAACTCGCCTTGAGAGTCCACAGGAATAACAGTGGTCAATCCTGGACGTGCATATCGAGTATCTATATAAGGAGCCACAGGGTCTGCCACGTACCCAGCTTCTAGATCGCCCCAAAGCACCAAGTTATCACTGGTATAAGGCACAGGGCCATAACGTGCAGTCCACCATGTGGGTTGTTCAGTGAGTCCTAGCATTTCCCAAGGGGTTAAATTGGGACTTGTTGTATCATAAAAATATCGATAGATACCACGCCATGCACCCAGCAACGGTTCTTCGTTGATCTTGTTACCAGATGTGCTGTAGTTGTAGGTAAAAGGATTCGACGCAATGTAATTTTGTGTCTTGTAATCTACTTTGTTTTGTCCAACCCAACTTAAGAAACTTTCACCAAGTATCTGAGTTATTTGAGCTTGTGTGTAATTTGTGGTTCTAAAAAATCCAGGTATGACATCTTCAGCAGTTAGTGGCACAGGATTGCCGTCATTTTTTAAATTGTCATAGATTCTTTTTTCAAACTCTAATAAAATTTGATCTCTAAAATCGCCATATGAAACAGTAATGCTACCATCATGTCCTTGTATTACTAAGGTTGGATTTAGATAGTTAGGATCATAAAAAATTTCAGGCTTAAATTTTGGATACAATCCTAATTTAGTAGGAGTATTAGGCACAAAATTTCCAACAGTGTTGCTGTATTCGTTAATAGTAACAACGTCACCAACGTTTAACGGTACAGTTATAGTAAGCACCGGACTATCAGTAGATACTACATAATCATAATTTCTTACTAATAAAACATTGTTGACATATACCAATAGTCCTAAATAATTAGACTCAGTGAAATTATACATCTGTACTGTGTTAAACACTGATGTTGTTATTTGAGATACTGTTGTAGAATTTGAAACAAATGTTGTGCCAGTGGGCAACATGTCTGACCAGTAGAACGAATTTAAACTGGTTCTGCCTGCAGTGATCTGTGCAATGGCTGAGTCTAATATTTCAGGAATAGTCATTGTTCCGTAGTCATTGCTGATCACTGTGGTCAACAATTGCGATTTGAATTTGATATATTCGCGACTGTTAAAGTCTAAACTGGCAAATATATCATAATTGGGATCTCGCATGAAATAGCCAGCCAGTGTCAGTGGCGAGCTTTGTTGCAGTATCTGTAGACCATACGGAACAATGTTACCAAGATCTCTAGTGTTGTTGGCACCAATTACAGGGCCTTGTAATCCAATTAGATTTTGTGCAATAGTACTGTAATGATTGCGCACTGTGCCTAATGTAAATTGAGTGCTGTTGTTGTTTAAGGGATTGTTTTCTAAATTGATTGGAACTTGGAAAAATCCTTGCGAACTGACTTGATCACTGAGTACTTGTATTTCAATCAAATCTCCTGGATTGTACACTGTTAACCAGGTGATTGTGGTGGTATTGGTTCCCACACTGACTCTATAGTTGAATGACTCCTGGAATGTGGCATTGATAAAAACTTGCACTGCTGGTACCACAGTGTTTGTGCTAACTGCAATGTCCAACTGCACAGGTGAGCCAGTGTAGGTAAATTGAAATTGCTGGCGAACCAAACTCTGAGTTATTGCAGTTTGCCATCCAATTTCTCGTTGATAGGTTAGTCGACTATTGTATTGTCTTACAAATCCAGAACTCAATGGTACTGTTTGACCAGCATTGTTTATAGTATAGTTGAACGAATCGGCGTACAAATTATTATCAAAAACAATATCGCCAATGTTGGTCAGACTCAAGTAGGTCAACGGAAATCCAAGAACCAAATCAGCAGGGCCAGATCCTACTGCATAGCTGAACAATGAGCTGCCATTGAAATTGGTGCTGGGATAAGTTGCCGAATCACCAAAACTGACGCCGTTGGCATCATAGATATCAAATTGCGGCGGCTGATTTACACTGATTTTTTGTTGTTCTTCAATCCAATTGACACCGTTGTATCTAAAACTTTGACCTTTCAAAGTGTTACCATTCAAGCACAACACGCTTTGATCAACCAGTGCAGGGCTGTCAGTTGTAGGAATCAAATTGATCAGTGGTTCTGGAATCAGCGGAGGTACAGTGTCTGGCACTATGAAGCTGACTTGATAAACTGTGCGTCTAACCACTGGATCAAGATCGCCTGCAAAAATAACTCTACTACCATTGACCAGCTGATAACCATCTGTGCCAAACCCAATAGTACCGTTCACAGTTCTCAATGCATCTGTTTGTGAAAAGTCGATGATATCCACCGGCGGCTTACCTTCAGTACCAAAATTAAACAGTCTTGTTCCTGCACGGAATTCCAAAATAGGTCTGCGAGCGCGATAATTATTGTCCAGCACTGGCACAGTATTATTGTAAGCAGCTGATTGGGTAATAACATCGACCTGGAACCAACTGTTGCTACGAGACCACGGATTCAAATCGCCACTGGCTCGATTTATTGTAAGATAGTCAGGAACCAGAGGCTCTGGTGTGCTGAAATTTGTAACTGGCAGCAACTGAATTGCAGTGCCGACACCTTCGACATAGTAGTAGTTGTTTTCGTAACTGGATGGATTTGTTGTGCCACGAAATACCACCTGCATACCATTGGTAAATGTCACACCATTGGGACTGGTATATGTTTTTTGTCCAATAATCTTGTTAATATCTAATATGCTAGCAGATGTTTGATCAATCAAATCAATGCGACCAAAAATATTTGGATCTGTTCCGTCCTGGTACCATAACACACTGCGTGCCGCAGTCAGCAGTGGTATTTGTTCAAAATAGCCGTTGGCATCTTTGTACCACTGTGTGCTTGCCCATTGATTGCCAAACAAAATAGTAAATTTGTCTAAATCTGGTACAGGTGCAACGCTGGTCAATGCCAAGTACACACGCCCACCTGAATCAGTTTGATACTGTATCCTCCACACGCTGTATTGTTGTGCTGTATCTGTAATAAAAGTAGTTTGATCAAATGGTAAACTGTCAAAACTACCAGGTTGTTCATTTTGCCCAGTCAGTAACGGATCAAAAGGAGTCGTAATATCCCATCCCTGTGTAGAAGTAAAAACAACCGTGCGACCATTTAAATTTGTTATGCCATCAATGCCATCAGGATTGGCCTGAACAAAATTGTCAAGAAATTGGTTATTCACTTGATCAAATTTCAGAGTAGTTGAAATAAGATCAACTGTACCGTTGTTCAATGGAAGTGGAGTCAAGTTGTAATAAAAACTCTGTGCGTCACTGAGCGGCACATCAAATGTCACAGTGCCAAGATCAATACCGTTGTTGGTCACACCCAGCACAGTTCTGCTGCTGATATTAGGAGTAGCAGGTATCTGCCCGTTCACACCAGGATCGGATTGAATCCAAAAATCATTGCCAGTACCCGGTGTTGCGCCAATGATACTAAACTGTCCTTGCAGATTAAATTCTATAGGATTGCAATAGTACAAAGTGTCTGGTGCATCTTGTGGTACCGTGAATATGATCTGACCGTCGCTGGCACCGTTGTTTATAACTCCATCAGAATATATGTTTACAATTCCCAGGCTAGCAATAGTTTTAATGTAGAAAGGAAACGCGCCTGTGAGTGAAAGATTAAAATAGTAGGTGTTGCCACGAACCAGTGTCAATGTGGGGTTTGATTCTTGATTAATTACATATGCACTTGTGCCGTTGTTGGTCACACGATATGTTATGGTTTCTGTGGTATTTTGTGCAACATTAAATGTGTAACTGCCGCCTTTGACCAAAGTTAAAGTGGGATTATTGCCAGCATAGGTGCTGAAAGTATAAACACCATTGGCACGTGTTACTGTGAAGTTATCAGTGGTTGGTACACCAGTGGCAGACACATCCACAGGCATTGGACCATTGGGTAACCAATAGTACTGTGCATAGTTTACAAATTTGTCAAAATCAACAAACGGATCCCAGGTATAGTAGTCACTGGTATACAAATAATCTGCATTGTCCGTGACACCGCCTTGCAGTGTAATTGCATCTGTTAATCCTGGATAGGTTATAACATCAACAACTGTTTTTGAGTCAGTAGGGTCAATTTGAACCACACCTGGTTCAAGCTGATAGTCATTGCGACTTTTTGTGGGTTCAATTACATATTGATCATTGGCATTGACGCCAGGCCCAACTTTTTGTCCAATAAATCCTTGTGATTTTTTGAATCGAGGTTCTTGAACCAATTGATCCAAGGTAGCTGCCAAAAACTGTTTGTTTACTGGTGTTTGAAATATTTCTGGTAGAAAATCAACTGAACGAACTGTGGCCATTAAATTACTCCGCTACCAGGGGCAGTCTGTAGATTTGTGCTGGTCAATGCAGTTATGACCTGTATGTCATTGACTGTGGCTCCATTGACAAAAATTTGATTTGGTGCGCATCTTATTTCGTATAGATCGCCAAAACTCTTTTGTGGGTTCAGTGGAACTAATACCACTGAACTGACTACATCGCCTATTTGCTGATGTATGTATGCAGCCAATTCTGAAAAATAGAATGTTTGCCCAAAGTCCCATACTGCTATATCAAAATATGCATTCATGTTGGCTACAACCAAATTTTTAATTTCATTAATACTGGCAGTGCTTTGAATTGACTGTATGACCTTGATAGTGGCTCTCAATGCAGGGTCTGCTTTGCTGCCAAACAAGGGCTGGAACTGCACTGAATTTAATATCATGTTGTCAGATATCATTTTATAATTTTGCAATCCTACATAAGCAGTGGTCAAATCATCAATTGTGGGGGCCGACGGCAATGGTACTGTACCTGTTGAATCATACAACCAATTGGTATAGGCAGTATAGTAGGCATTGGTAGCAATATATATGTCAATGATATTAGTTGATCCAGGATCTATCCTGCTGGTCAATGGTGAATTGTGTCTGTATTGGAAATACAAACTCTGACGCCCAGTATAGGCAATATAAGTTGAATTTACTACTAACACAGTGTTACCAGCAGTGTTAACAGTTAGCGTGTAAAATACCTGATCTTGATAGGCATAAAACACTTGACCAAGATTGTACTGTGACATAGCTAGTTCAATCGCTCCAACTGTGGCATAATCACTGTTGACTGTGCCCGGCGCGACCAACAAATATCTTTGTAGATTGTCAAAATCAACTGTTTGTTGTAAGAATACCAATTTGTGGTTAGGGTTAACCGCAGGAGCAACTATATCATTGAAGAAATCTGGGTTAATTGGTATCAGATCGCCGGGTGTGGTAGCAAAACTAACCAGTACTTGAAAGTCATCAACTAGGCCATCACTTAACACAGGTTGATCAATGATGGTCAAAATATTGTCTCCTGCCAATGGATAATTGCTGTCAGGTTGACTATTGACCTTTAATACATTCACATAGTCTCTTACCACAGTGCCTGTGCGTGAATCATAGATTGGTTGATTGGTATAAAAGAAAAATCTTGTGTCTATAACACTGGCAAAATAATAATCCAGGCTTCTTGAAACTACTGTGTAGTTGGCTAGACCAGGTGCAGTAGTAGTGCATTGTATCAGCCAAGAAGCGTCACTATTGGTACCGGCAGTGCTCTGTTGATTGGCCAAACTGAATGTAGCATTAGCAGCCAGATTGTTGGCAGTTATGATATACCATGTGGCAGTTATGTTGTTGTAACCAATGCCAAAGTTTTGATTTAGATAGATCTGATTCACAATACTTTGACGAACGCTTACAGGGATATCTGTTACAAAAACAGGAATAACTTGAGTAGGTATAGCACCAGTGGGTACAAAATTATTCAACACAACTGGACCCACACCCGATGGTAAATTGCCGTAGCCATTGGCAGTGCCAGCAAGATACACAGCAGTGGGACTGGCCCAGATAGATAATTTATCTCCTGCTTGGCCTGGCGAACCTACCACCAGCTGATTTTCAGCGTTGAAGTAATAACCACTGGGCGGAACAAATTTAACCAAACTACTTTCAGTTATGTACTTGGCATTGTTACTGGCATAAGTCCCAATGGGTACTGGAACTCCTGCAGAATTTTGAAAATATCCAGTGGTTTCATTTGTAATTACTGTGCTTTGATGCCAGGTATAATTTAATACTGACAAGTCAGGACGAGTAAAGTTGGCATAATAAAATTGTTGTAGTCCAGCTTTTAGCAACAACGGACTGATTTGATTATAAACCACGTCGGAAATATCTGGAATAGTCAACCACGAAAATTGAAATGCTGGTAATGTGTTTGCTTCATATAGTGCGCCATCAGCCGCAAATATATTTGTGCTGGAATATTTTCCAGTACCGTCAACAAGATCAAGATACCGACTGGTACCAATGCTTGCACGATTTAGTGCCTTGCTTTTTAAAATACTGTTGTATTGTGTAAACGGAAAATTTGTGTAGTCTTCACCGTTGACCATGCGATTTTGTGTGTAGTACTGTGCAGGTGCCCGTTGTTTGATTTGTTGTAGAGTTTCACGAGCCTGTGCATTGGTCACAGGAGTGGTGATACCACAAGTAAATGTTATGGTTTCAATCTGATTGGTACGGCTAACATAACTGATTGGAATGCTGACACTTTGCATTTCCTCTGGGTTGATGATATAAGTCAATCCATTGCTGGCACGTACATATGTACGGAATGTGCCCACTGGTATGGTGCTGAATATGCCATCACCAAAGTTTAATATAATTTGATCGTTGGTAGCACTGGTTATACTGTAGATGTCTCTTGTACCCGGTGCCAATTGTTCAATGGCCGCTGCATAAACACTCTGTACAATTTGCCAGTAACTGGTTATGTTTCCTACGTTGTCTAACTGATACAACCATACATCAGTGTTGTTGATACCTTCGATATTGATATTAACCTGACGATTAGCAATGCGTTCTGGCAGATTAAAGTCTTGATTTTGCAACACACCTTGTTTAAAATAGAAGAAAAATCCTGTGTTAGCACTTGAGAATCCCAATTGATCATTTCTAAACAACACATTGAATTGTCCATTGGGCAAAGGAGGCGGTTCGTAAATGTAGTTTTGACCACTGCTGGTAGCATTAACTGCTTCAAATGGCATGTTGATGCCATCAATGGTTGCGGTATAAGGTATCACAGGAATATAGCCTGGCACCAAATTTATAGTGTACTCCTGAGTGTCAACTCCCAGTATAACCTGATCATTTCCTGGCTTGCCGAAACGCTGGGTGTTGACTAATGCTGCATTCACAATACTGGTAAATTGTTCTTGCCAGTTGAGATTACTGGGATCAGCCCAGTTTACTGTGATATTGGCCAGGTTAACCCCGTTGTAATCTTGCACATTTTCTGTAGTTTTGACGCTGAATACTTTGAGGTATCCTGACGCTTCGGTGTTACGCAACGGCGAATAGCTGACCAAATTGGCCAATTTGATCACACTGTCTCGGCGTTCTGCAGTGTCTAAATAGTTTTCACGTGTGTTCAGGTCAGATCTAAATGCAAGACTTTGGCCCATAAAAGCCATGACGTCTAACAAGGCAATAAATTCTGATGATTCAATGTAGTCATTAAATGTTTCTGGATAATACAAACGCAGATAGTCCACAAAACTCTTGCGTAAGGTTTCAAAATCATAACTTTGAAAGTCAGCTTCTCGGTAGGTCTGATAGATTCGTTTCCAATCTTCAACTCCAAATATTGCTGTCTGTCTCGTAGTTGTGGCCATGCTTCTTCCTGTTTTTATTATTTATGGGAAAAATAAACTGCGCAGTTAAACGTAACTGGCAACACCCTGACCTTGATCAAAAAATATTGCCAGCAATTGAGCATCTTGTCCAGCTACTGTTTTTAGTGCGAGTTGTATCAACAAACCATTTTGTTGCGGAAATACCTGTAGCGAGTCAACATACACTCTGGGATCTCCAGCAACAACTCGTTGAATTTCGTTATAGATACTGGCCAATGTTTCTTGTGTTTGATTTTCAAACAAGTTATTCCAGAGTGTGGTACCAAAACTGGGACGCCCCACCAGCTGACCTTGCCTGATGTTAAAAGCATTCAGAAGGTCTATTTTGATCAGGTCAAAATCAACCACAGTAAATTTTTTATACTGATTGATAGTGTTGAATCCAATGAATGTGGCCATGATGTATTTACCCGAAGAAATTACTCACTGCACTACCAATATCTGTAGACGCAGTGTTTATTGCAGAGTTGATTGCAGATGTAGCTTGACCTTGTAGGCCCGCCAGCACGTTCTGTGCTTGAGTAATATTTGTAGCAGCTGACTGTGATTTAGCAGTTGGCAATGAGTAAATTGGCGTAGGAATCTTGTTGTTGCCAAGAATTTTTACTACCGCGGTATCCACGGTAGAACGATTCACAGTATTACTGAATCCTGCGGCTTGTTTGGTTTGCCCAGCTAGGCCACCGCCTCCCATAAATGCTCCAACCACACTACCCAATCCTGGTATACTGCTTAGTGAACTCAACGAACTCAATGATCCGCCGCCAAGTATTCCTCCTAAACTGTTTAACACAGTAGGAGCCAAAGAAGTGCTACCACTGAAAATAGCAGTTCCGACTTGTATGGCTGTGTTGAGATTTTTTGCATCGTTACCGCTGATACCCAGTGCTTTTTCTGCTACACCAAGTACTGCAGGATTAGATAATAGACTACTAGGATCAAAGTTTGTGATTGCATCACTGAGATTAGATCCTGCATTTTCAACAAAACTTGTTACTTTGTCAGCAGTAGCACTGATACTATCGCTGATGTTAGTGGTCAAATTATCAATAGCTGAACCTGGATCCGACACCAAACTTGCAAAGTCAGAACTTTTTCCAAGATTAGCAATTTGATCTCCAACTGTAGTATTGCCATTTATTATATTGGTCACAGCAGAGTTAATACTATTGGTCACAGAATTAGTAACTTGATTTATGGTTTTATTAATATAACCATTGACTACCTGCGATGCCACATTGTTTCCTAATGTTGAAGTGACGTAATTATCTACTGCTATTGTGCCAAATTTACTAGCAGTGGATATTAATCCCGCAGTGGTTCCTGTGATTGCACTGTTTACTTGTCTGGTAGTGTTATCTGCTACAGTAAAGTCTGCTCCGCTATCTATGTTATTGACTGCACCATTCACTAACGAATTTGTTATTGCTAAAGCAGTAGATGTGAGTGCCACTGCTGGAAAGTTTGATAAAGCCGATTGTACCACACCAGGTACACTCAGTGCAGAATTAACTGCCAAACTTATTGCTGACACTTGTTGTAAGCCAGACTGTGTGTAAATTTGCCCTTGACTAATTGACGGTTGTGTTACTGGAGGTGTTATAACTCCAGTGGCAGTGAGCTGATTGTAGGCATTTTGCATCAATGTTGTTTGAGCAATATTTTGTATCAAAGGACTTGATGTCATATCATTCAGTGAATTAATCCCATCTTTGCCAGTCCAAACTCCTGGTGCGCTCAACACCTGTACAAAATTTCCAGGAGTTCTTTCTACATAAGTAGCACCAACTGATCCGTCCCAGGTTATGTAATTGGTCCAAATAAAAGTATGCCCAGTTGAAAAAATTCCATAATATTGATAGGTACCTGGAATGGCTTGCTCATCTGGTATCACAGGAATGGTTCCTTTGTCATCAAACGTAAACGGGCCGCCATAGGTATAACCATTGGGGTTTACACTATCACTTATTATACTCAAGGAATTCCATAGTTCGGTAGAATCAGGTTTGAGTATCTGTGCCGCAATACCAGCAGGGCCGCCAAGATTGTCAATGCTTAATGTCACTGTGTATGTTCCCGCAGTAACAGACGTAGTAAAAGTTTTGTAATCTAAGAAAGAATCATAGGAAAATGTTCCTACTCCATCAATGATAATTGCACCAATGTTGTCTGTACTAAGTTTAATAGTATATGTTCCTGTTGTAGGAAATGTTAAATTGAATCTGTAGACATTTATAGTAACATCTTGTGCGCCACCAACCCATACTGCATAGCTATCCATAAAAGAACACCATGTGGGAGCAGTAGGAGCCTTGTACCAGCCGCCTACTGCTTGCCAGACGAATGTGGTTTTAGGCACACCGGTAACTGAATAGTTTGCAGTATATCCAATAGGAAAAGTGGTAGGACCTGTTATACTTTCGTTGCCAGGAGTTATAAAATTACTGATTCCAGGTTTGAGATATCCTGCTTGTTCTAATTGGGGAGCATCAAGACCGTACTGTCCTAGTCCACCAGGGTATGTATTGGTATTAGTAATTGCAGTAAATGTGTTTGGTACAACAACTGCATTGGCTGGTTGATTGACAAAATTTATAATTTGTGCTTGAACTGCTTGTACTTGTGAAGAACTTAGTGGCCCGATAGCAGGAGCATTGAGATTACTGCCGTTGTTGTAACCAGATCCGTCTGACACAATACCAACCACATTTCCCACATTCACAGGATTTGACAGTGCAGTATTTACAGATGATGGTAGTGTGGCAGAGATAACTGGCAGTCCAGATATCACTGACAACAGTGCGATGTCGTCTACTCCAGCAGTACCACGATCCAATCGACTCAGTTGAAATTTTGTTATTTGCGATAGACCACTGGTCAATGTTTGTCCAGGCAGGTAACCTACTAGACTGCCTGCTGCCACTTGCGAATAAAATACAGCATCAGCCTGACCTTGTGTGGTTCCAGTAGGAGCTCTGAGAACAAAGTTATCGCCGGACGCTAGTGTATATTTGAATATTGCCATTATGGAAAATTTATCCCAGAATTTGTATCAAACTGATTGATAGCATCGCTGACTGCCGAGGTTGCAGAATTGACTGCAGATATACTGACATTGGCAGGCATAGCAGGCGCATCAGGGGGCGAAGCTGGTTGTGCAGTTCCTAAGTTTACACTGGCTTGTACACCTTGATTGTGATAGGCATAAGGTTCGTGTGTGGGTGCTCGGGTAACTGCACTTGATAATCCCGACGGATTCACGGTCCATCCTGTGGTAGCATTAAACTGTACATCAGGTTGTATGTAGTTGGTTATACCTGTGGGCGCGTCAACTGGCAGAGTAGGGCCACCATTCAAGAACATGATACCGCCACTCAAACTCAGTGTGGCTCCAGCACCCCAACTGCCTAGTGTACTGCTCAATGCTAGACTAGTTCCTGCCTTGATCCCCATAGCTTTGGTAGCATACAAAGTCACGCTGCCTTTGCTGGCAAGGTCTAGTTTGCTATCGCTTTGAATTGTGGCATAACCTTTGCCTTTGACATTCAATGACCCTCCAGCATACATGTTTATGTCCTGATCAGCATGAAAATTCAGTGTGCCTTCGGTGCGTAGATTTATACTATTGGTAGAATATACATCTAGTGTACCTTCTTGTCCCAGTTCAACCCAGGTCTGTCCGTTAGCATGACAAATATAAAAACAATTTCCATCATCACTCATGGTAATTTGGTGACCTTTGGCTGTTCGGATACGCACAAGATTGTTGTTGCCATCTACATCACCATCATCCATGACAAAGGTGTGTCCTCCCCGTCGTCCAATTACATTGACATCTTGAGCTTGTAGTTTTGCTACATCTTTATCCGCCGTAGCATCGTCCACTCCGCCTTGGTAGATTGGTCGACCTGGAGTTGATATTCCATAGCAGTTACTAGGACTTTCTCGCTGGCTACTGCTGGCAATAGGTCCACGTATAGGATCATTGATTAGGCCTTGTTGGAACAGTGTAGCTGCCACATAGCTGTGTACTGGCTTAGGTTGATTAAAAACTTGAGGATTATCCGCAATCTGTGTGTTAACCGGATTAATTTCTGTTACCGGCAAACTAGCACTACCATTAAAGTAGCTGGCCTGTGTAGAATTTTGTGTGGTAGCCTGTGATTTAGGCGCGGATCCAATAGCCGGAATCATGTGGTTGAGTCCTGGTTCTGGAATACATCCTATATAGTATCCCTTGGATGGGTCGCCTTCGACAAACATACACAACACACTGACACCAATGTCTGGTGGAGTAAACCACATGCCATAACTTTGTTGATTGCCCGGGGTATAGCCGCCGGTACCTGCGCTGGTTCCAGACTGCGGAGTCACTCCATAAAAAGGCGGCAGATAACTGACTGTACGCCAGCTATTGGGATTGTCTGGAGTGCCTGTAGCAAACTGTTTAATGTATACTTGCAGTCGACCTTGTCGAGTTGGATCAATGTTATTTTTGACCACTCCTATGTAAGGGCCGTTTTCAGTGGGCATGCCGCCACGGTCAAATTTAAAATTACTTGCTCTGCCTGTACTTCGTGGTAGATTTTCTCCGGCCATTATGCGTCATCCTGTGCTATTGGTTGTGAGGTATCTGTAGTATTTTGTCCTACAGTTTGATCTTGTGGTGTGTCACCATTGTTACTGTCAATTCCTCCATTGCTGGTAGGAGGCGCTGGTGGTGCTGCAGGTTGTGTGCCTGGATTGCTTGGCGCAGTTTGACTGGTTGAATTTGGTGCGGGGTTAGAATTTTGAAACTTTTGCAAACTGGTGACCCAGGTGCTAGAATCCGTGGTCAATGCATTTACTTGTCTACTCAAATTGTTCAAACTCAAATTATTGATTACTGCATTGCCAATGATTGCTGTAGATGCGATGTTGGTATTAGAATCTACACTGCCTGTTTGTGGTCGCCCGTTGGCAGCAGCTGCAGTAGTATTAGTTTTGTTGTACTCAATCAAGGCACGGCCTTCAAGTTCTTGCTCAAATCTTCCCTTGCTAAATGTACTTTTACATTTGACCGCAGTATAGGTAATGTTTTCGATGGGTTCTCCGTATTGATTTTTTTTGATATCCATGATGCCAGTATCAAGATTGTAATCAGCGGGTTGGTTCCAACTTATATCAAAAACAATTTGTTGGCTATCATAATTTATGCCGCCGTCAGCATTAAAAGGCTGAAAACTAAAATTGCTGGCAGGGCCAATGCCAGGGCCTGCCTCGCCTTGTTGCATCCAGGCAGGGTCTCCTACTATTTTCAAATGGCATTTGGCTTGATCAGTGGGGCTGCACAAAAAATCCATGAGATTGTCTCCAGCTTCATTGGTATAATCAGGATTACCGCCTTGTGTATGCTGGGCACTGGTAGGCATGTAGGTTCTACGGAACTGATCTCTATGATCTACCAGTTGCTTGTTGCTAAAATTGGCTGCGCCGATGCCGCTGATAACCAATCTATAAAGATTATTATATTCTTGTTCAAAGTTCAATATCTGCGTATTGAGTCCTGTAAACCAGTAGTTGTAGCTTTTGTGGCTGCCTCGATATTGACTGTCTGGAAAATACTGACTGGCAGCCTGATTGATTGCATAAGGACTTATGACATATCTCATGCGGTATGCATAGTCGTGTCTAATATGATCATATCCCAGTGGCGTAGCAGACACTGATATTTTGTACCAGGCAGTGCTGTTGGTAGAAGAAGGGTTAGGCTTGGTTTGGCCGTCGGCATCAACAATCACAGACTGTTGATTGGTTATGTATGTACTGCTACGTACCACCTGATCAATCAGTTGTACTATCTGTGTACCTGCAGTAATTTGCCAACCTTGTGTGTTGTAGTCTATAGAATTGGTTGACGAATTTAGTACGCTGGCCGCAGTGTTGTTGTTTTGCATAGGAGTAGTTGCATCATTTACCTGCCCTTGTTTTTTCATTTGAGCAGCTGCCAAATCAGGTGGTGCAAATTCTATTACATATTCATCTGCAAATTCTTGTTTTTTATCTTTTACCAGTTGTTGTTGATGTTGATTTAGTGCATTCACCAGGCTAGCAGTTATTTCATTAGTTTTTATCAGAGCCGCAGGAGCCTTAGGCGGTGGCGTGGACGGATTGGCACTGGCAGCCGCAGTTGCCCTGTCTACAACTCTTGATAACAATCCAGAATTTAGTGTAGTAGCCATAGATTAAAAATTAAAATTAATTCCTGTGCTGGTATCAACTCCATTAGTTACTGCCAATGTCAAATCTTTTAATACGTTGTTGACAGAAGCTGCAGCCGGAGATGTTCCTGTTTGACTGGTGGGTTTTGGTTGTGCTACTCTGGCACCCGGATCAACTGTACTGGTTTGTGAGGTAACCGGAGTTCCAACCAACATCTGTCCAATGGTACTGCCTGCTAGGTTAAAGTTAAAAGGAATACTACCACGGTCAGTGCCAATATTGTAGTAGTGAGCCTGTGGTTTGCCTGTGACTTCGTATTCAATCTGCTTGTTGGCCATGCGATATTTTAAATTTGCTATCACAAATGGATAGTATTTTTCTATCACTGCTTGAGGATCATTTTTGGAAGGCACCCCGTCAGGACTATAAGCACCCACTGCAGGTGTAATCAAATTGCCCTGTTGATCATAACCGTAAAAGTGTATGACCATGCAGTAGTGTGCCATTGGATAGTTGGGATTTTGAATAGATGTGGTAGCATTGGTTGTATTAGTATCAGTTGGTTGCGGTTGTTTGTACAGTGTGGACACCGCTTTGTACAAATTGTTGATCAAACTGATGCCATTGGGTTCAGTCACCTTGAATCTTATGTCTGTGGCACTGTGGCATAGTCCTGTGCCACCTAGTGGAACAAGAGTGGTAATTTCCAGGTCGTCCATGTAGTAGTCATAGGGAAAAAATTGACTACGACCGCCGATTGACGCAGCAGATGCTGCCACATTGTCTGCATAAAAATCTGATCCTGCTGTAGGAGTAGCGGCTGCACCACCGCTCTGCATCAACAACGACCACTGTGTTGAATTTTTTAATCCATTTTGAAAATCAGTATACTGCTGAGGTGTTAACAGGTACCAAGAAAGTGCATAGGTATAACTGGCATATTGATCCAATTGATTTTGTTGGGTACGTATGACACCATTAAAAGTCTGTGTTAAAACTTGTTGTGTAGTAGGACTATTTGATGCTGATGGATTGTCCTCGCTTTGTCTTGCTAGATTGTTAATACCAGTGCCAGATCCTGCACCAGGCAATTGTCCGGCAGCATATTGTTGTCCTAGAGTACTATTAGGACCCGACTGACTACCATTTTGCCCTAGTATACCTAGCGTTCCGGTGTCAGTGAACGTGCCACTGCCTAATGTACCATTGGCAAAATTTTGATTAGGATCATAGGGCGGTGTAGCCTGTGTTTGAGTTATGGGTTTTAAGGGTGCATCCGTGCCCGACTCTTCTGTAGCTGGTATTGTTTGGCCATTGACCACAGTGGTATTTGATGCCCCAGGAGGAGCAGTAGGTGTTCCAGCTGGAATAATTCTACCATCCAGTGTTAAAAGTGTGCGTGGTTGTGTGGGATCTTGATCAAGAGCACCGTCATCTTTGGCCGCTTGTTGAGCACCTACTATGTCGCCAGAACTGTCAAGTTGATCAATGGGCATATCAGAATCCTAATGCTGATTTTAGAGTAGAAAGTTTTGGCAAGTATATAGCAACACCAGCGGCAAAATCCAATGGTGGCGCTTGTAGTGTATTTGGATTGCGTTGATAAAATACCCACCACAGTTTAGAGTCACCATATAAATCAAATGCCAACAGATCAGGTCTATACTGATAGGTCAAATTGAGCTGGAACAATATGTCGTCAGGTTGTTTGGGTATGGGTCTGTTGACCATGGTATCCAAGAAAAACTGACTGTAGCCAGTGAGATAGTAAGGACTGGTTGAATCATAGGCAGCCATTACCAAAATCCTCCATTCAACAATGAGCCACTGGCAAAATCTCGCAGATTAAAGTTTTGACTGACCTGCTGACGACTTTGTATTGGCAATAGTGATATTGATATTTCCATCTTGGTTGGTACATATGTGGGGGAATTCAACAGGTCTGCTCGGTTGGGTCCAGGATTTGATGTTGCCATGGCCCCAGGTGGCAAACCGTTGCTGGTTAATCTATAATTACTGGTTGAACCATTGGTAGGAACTGTGCTTTGACTGATCTGTTGATTTTGTTGATTGGTTCCAAGATTACTGTTGCTGAGTGCACGAATATAGTCCACATCTGCAGGCAAGTTGTAATTGAAACTGGTTACTACACAAGGATGTTGTGCAAATTGATAGGATCCTAGCCCTGTAAGAAATACCAAGGGCGGAGGCGATCCTCTTGAACTATCACTGGCACCGTAAAACATTTTTGTAACAGATCGGAAAAAATGTATCACTGCTAGCAAATAATTGGCTTCGTTGGTATTTTGAGCAGTAAATTGTGCTCGCATGCCCACTTGGTCCACATAGCTGTTTTGATAAAAATATCCGCGATAGTTTGAATGTGTTAGATCATAATTGCTGTAGGTGGCCCGGTAAGAAGTGTCAATACTGGGCATGTAAGGAAATATCACACCGCCGGTGCCGCCTTGGCTAGCCAGTGGTGCCAAAATTCCAGGCACAGATGAATTGTACAAATAATCAGCGCCTGGTGCAAGACTCAGTTTTACTCGCCAGTCACCGTAGTTGACTGATCGTTGTTGTGCAGCTATGGTTTGTTGTTGTTGCGCCAAATTCAGTGTGGCCTGTTGTTGTATGGCCGCAATTTGTTCTGAAGAATTCACTGGTGCACTGTTAAAAAATGCAGTAGCTCCGCCATTGGTCAAAGATTGTTGTGCTGAATTGAGACCAAATGCATTATTAATATTGGTATTAGTTGAATTTGTAGTGTTTATTTGTGAAGCAGACACACTGGTAGTAGTATTTGCCAACTGAGGATTGGCATTGGCATTCACTGGATCTGGTGTTGCGGTTGCAGTGAGAGCCTGTTGATCTCGTTCTTGATACAGTTGCTGCTCGCCCAGTTGATTTTGATCCACGCCAATGGTATTGGTAGCCTGTTGTATGTTTTGTTGATTTTGCACAATACTGGCCTGGGCTTCTGCAATGTTTGCTTCAATGCCCGGTACGGCCTCTGGATCAAGATTGGGATCGTTTAGATTGGCTTGATCCGTTTCAATAGTTTGTTGTGCAGTTGCTATTTCATTTTGTGCAGACTGAATGGCCGCTTGATTCTCAGCAATATTTTGTTCCAAAGTAGCAATGGTCGCATTGACCTGTGCAAGGTCTGCTATGTAAAATGCTTTTTGTTCTGCGGTAAGTTCTGCCATGATAGTAATTTATATACTATTTACCAGGAAAATTATCGGCTTACATAATGATCAAGGTTGACAATTGTGGGTTTTGTGCTACAATAAATATACATTCAGGAGAACCACCAGTGGCAGAAACTATCACTAGAACCCCAGTCAAAGTCAACTATCTCAACAATAGAGATATACTCAAAGAAATTCATCTCAGCAAAAATACCTACTGTTCATTTCGTGATCCCAAACTGGATCACCAGTACGATATTATTTTGCCAGCAGTAAACAAAATCAATCAAAAAACTGTGGCCGAAGCTCGTCGTAATCGTGCAGACAGACTCAAACGCGAAGGAGTCATTGTGGATCCCAAAAAGATTGCCAACACTGATCTTGTGTTTAGAATAACCTGTTGGGAACATATTCCCATGGCGCCCAAGAAGATCACCAAGGCCGAAGCCAAAAAACAAAAGCTGCAGGATATCTTTGAGCTGGAAATGGAGGAGGAAGATCCCCTGGCAGAATTGGTTGAGGTACCTGTACTGGATCCCAAACATGTGAGATTGAACTTTCCACCGTTCTATCACTATCGCATAGATGAAAACAAGGTACCGTATCTGGTAGGTAAAAGTCACTGGAAGGGTGATTTAGAAACAGGCGAGTTTTCAAGAGATCACGGCGAAATGACTCGCAAGTTGGCCACCATGTTTATGAAATTGTGTGAACGCTATGCCACAAGATCAAACTGGAGAGGATATACCTACAATGAAGAAATGCGCGGACAAGCCCTGTTGCAACTCAGTCAAATTGGACTACAGTTTGATGAATCAAAATCGCAGAACCCTTTTGCATATTACACTGCCGCTATTACCAATAGCTTTACTCGTATCTTGAATTTGGAAAAGAAAAATCAAAACATACGTGATGACATCTTGGAAATGAACGGGCTCAATCCGTCATGGACTCGACAGAATTCTGGCAAACATTCCATGATGGCCATGTCCGGACCGGTTTACAGCAGTCTAGATGATGCAGTATAATAGTTGAATGAGTCTATTTAAAAAAGTCGCTGTCTGTACAGACATACATTTTGGGTTGAAATCAAACAGTCTTGTACACAATCAAGACTGTGCCAATTTCATTGATTGGTTTATTGCTACTGCTCAGGCCAATGGCTGTGAAACTGGTATATTCTTAGGCGACTGGAGCCATCATCGTGCCAGTATAAACATGCAGACGTTGCAGTACAGTCTGCGCAGTTTAGAAAAACTATCTGCGGCTTTTGATAGATTTTATTTTATTCCAGGCAATCACGATCTATACTATCGTGATCGGCGCGATATCTATAGTACAGAATGGGCCAGGCACATACCCAATATTCAAGTAGTCAATGATTGGTTTACCGACGGAGATGTTACTATTGCTCCGTGGTTGGTAGGGGATGATCACAAACGTGTGCCCAAACTACAATCCAAGTATGTGTTTGGGCATTTTGAACTGCCACATTTCAAGATGAATGCCATGGTAGAAATGCCTGATCACGGTGAAATTTCAGCAGACGACTTTGGTGGAGTAGATCGAGTATTTTCGGGACACTTTCATCTTAGACAACAACGTAAAAATGTACACTACATTGGCAACTGTTTTCCACATAATTATGCCGATGCAGGCGATGCCAATCGTGGCATGATGACATTAAAATGGGGAGACGAGCCAGAATATCATGCTTGGCCTGGACAACCTTTGTATCGAGTAATCAAGCTGAGTACACTTCTAGATTCAGCTGATAAAATTCTGGTGCCCAATATGCATGTTCGTGTGGAACTAGATATTGATATCAGCTACGAGGAGGCATCCGCAGTCAAAGATACATTTGTCAAGAATCACAATCTCAGAGAAATGAGTTTGATTCCTATCAAAAATAATTCTGTGGACATTGACATGGCTCCAGGCGAAATTAAATTTGAGTCAGTGGATCAAATTGTTACGGATCAATTGACCAATATTGAAAGTGATTTTTTTGATCCTAAACTACTACTAAAAATTTATCAAAATCTATAATTTCAAATGCATAACGTAATTGATAATCATACTATTGATATTTTAAAAAAATATTTTGTATTTGACAAAATTTTTGATTTGTTTGATTATGATCAAAATATGGAACAGCTGTATGATGAACTTAAACAACTCAAGCGACCAGTGTTTGAATCAAACTATAGATTTATTTTTCTGCAAACAGATACAGAGTATTATGTGAACAAGACTCAACCTGGGTTTACTTTGATAAATCTTCAAAGAATACTAGCAGAACTTGACATATCAAATTATTTTTGTATAATACTGACACAACAAAATTTGCAAAAACAAAGTAAATTGTGCAACCATATGCTGACATCTGATGAAGTCAGTATAGCAACATTTTCAGTCATGCTAAATCCTTTCTTTTTTGAAAGGAAATACGAGTCAGATATCAAAATAAACACAAATAAAATATCAAAAAAATTTATTTCTTTAAATAGAATCACCAGATTTCATAGACGTTGTCTTGTGGCGCTACTCAAAGAAAAAAATATGTTAGATCATGGTATTGTAAGTTATAATCATGTCTGATCAAAATTGTCCAGTGTTAGTGTATACTAACACTAGGTCCAGAATTAATGACAAATGGATCTTGCAAAATCCTGACATACAACAAGTTGTTACTTCGTTTCCAGTTGGGTCATCAATTAAAAATTTTGTTGATCCATACAAAATTGGCCCGTACGAAAACGATCATGAATTGTTTCAACAGGCATTTTTACAAATTGTGACCGAAACTGTGTTTGATTATCCAGTGGTGCTATTGACAGAAAAAGTTTTCAAGCCTATAGTAAACAAGCGACCTTTTGTGATACTAGGAGCTCCTGGCTCCCTTGACAAAATGCAAAGTTTGGGATTTAAAACTTTTGGTAATTATTGGAATGAAGATTATGACTGTATTCAAGATCCGGAACAACGGTTGTTAGCCGTGATTGATATTGTAGAAAATATTTGTAATAAATCACTAGAACAACTACAAGATCTTTGCATTAGTATGGAAAGTGTGTTAAACTATAATTTCAATCACTATGCTAGTAATTTTAAAAATAACGAATTAAAAAAACTAGAGCAAATGTGTATTGAAAATTTAAAACCAAGATATGATTAGTATTAAAAATCTTACTGTTCGAAACTTTATGAGTGTAGGCAATGCCACGCAGGGCATTGACTTTGATCGCAGCGATTTAACTTTGGTGCTAGGCGAAAACTTAGATCTAGGCGGCGACGGCAGTCGTAATGGCACAGGTAAAACCACCATTATCAATGCACTGAGTTATGCCATGTACGGCCAGGCGCTGAGCAACATTCGTAAAGATAACTTGGTAAACAAAACCAATGCCAAAAGCATGTTGGTCAGTTTAGAATTTAATGTCGGCGAGCAGAGCTATCGGATTGAACGCGGCCGCAAGCCCAACGTGCTAAAATTTTATGTCAACAATAGAGAACAAGCCACTCAAGATGACTCTAGTCAAGGAGATTCAAGAGAAACGCAAGATGCTATAGAATCTGTATTGGGGATGAGTCACGACATGTTCAAACATATCTTAGCACTGAATACCTATACTGAACCATTTCTAAGTTTAAAAGCCAATGATCAACGCACTATCATCGAACAACTGCTGGGTATTACCATGCTTAGTGAACGTGCCGAACGTATCAAAGAACTTAATCGTGAAACCAAAGATGCTATAACTCAAGAAGAGTTTCGTATACGGGCTATCAACGAAGCCAACAAGCGCATTGAAGAACAAATTGAAGCCATCAAGCGTAGGCAAACTTTATGGAATAACAAACACAGCGAAGATCTTGTTAATCTTACTAATGCACTAGATGCTTTAAAAGAAATTGACATTGATGCAGAAGTACAAGCACATAAAGATCACAAACTATGGGATCAAAAACGCAAAGACATAAACGATCTTGCAGGCAATATAAGTCGTATCAAACTTGATCTAGGACGTGAAGAAAAAACAATTAGTAAACTGATAAAAGATATTGCTGCATTAGAAAATCACACCTGTCATGCTTGTGGTCAAGATCTGCATGACACCAAACATGAAGAAGTACTAGCAGGCAAGCAACAAGATCTGGCCACTGCCCAGGCCAATGCATATGCACATGCTGATGATCTGGCGCGGTTAGAATCTGCACACAAAGAATTAGGCATATTGGGTAAACCACCTAAAATGTTCTACGACCGAGAAGCTGATGCAATCCAGCATCGTGCCACATTAGAAAATTTACAAAAGCAGATTGCAGATAAATCAGTTGAAGTAGATCCTTATGGTGAGCAGATCGAAGAAATGCAAGGGCAAGCACTACAAGTAATTGATTATAACATATTAAATGAACTAACAAGATTACAAGAGCATCAAGACTTTTTGCTCAAACTGCTGACCAGCAAAGATAGTTTTATTCGTAAAAAGATCATTGAACAAAATTTAAGTTATCTCAATGCTAGACTCACACATTATCTAGATCGAATTGGATTGCCTCACACTGTGGTGTTTCAAAATGATCTTACTGTGAGTATTGAAGAACTAGGACGTGAATTAGATTTTGACAATTTGAGTCGCGGTGAACGCAACAGATTGATCTTGAGCATGAGCTGGGCATTTAGAGATGTATGGGAAAGCTTGTATCAACCTATTAATATTTTGTTTATTGACGAAATGATTGACTCCGGACTAGACACACAAGGTGTTGAAAATGCCTTGGCATTGCTGAAGAAAATGAGTCGTGAACGTCACAAATCAGTTTGGCTAGTTAGCCACAGAGACGAATTGGCTGGTCGTGTGGAAAACATACTTAAAGTTGTAAAAGAAAATGGCTTTACTTCTTACAACACGGATGTAGATTTTGCGTAAAATCAAAGTACTGCATTTGGAACCCACTGATGTATGCCAGTTAGCATGTCCTTTGTGTGCTAGAGAAGTTGATCCAAATTTTAAAAAATCCAGTAAACATCACTTGACTATATCACAGATACAAAAATATTTTTCAGATCAGCAAATAAAAGAACTAGACAAAATGTTCATGTGTGGCAGCTACGGAGATCCTGCAGCTGGCACTTATACTTTGGATATCTATCACTGGTTTAGAAGTTTGAATCCCACAATCACATTGGGTATGAATACAAATGGAGCGTTACAAAATACTTTTTGGTGGCACGGATTAGGACAAATACTAAATCAGCCCAAAGACTATTGTGTCTTCAGTATTGACGGTCTTGAAGACACAAACTCTGTGTACCGTGTGAATTCAAACTGGACCAAGCTCATGGCCAATGTAGAAGCTTATATTGCTGCTGGTGGTTCAGCTCATTGGGATATGTTGGTGTACAAACACAATCAGCATCAGGTCGATGCTTGCGAACAACTAGCTCGAGACATGGGATTCAAATGGTTCCGTGCCAAAGTAAGCAAACGCGGATTTACCAAACGATTAGAATTTCCCATTGGATGGCAGAAACCAATGACACCAACGGGCAATATCAAGTGCCATGCACTGAAAGAAAAAAGTATGTACATAGATGCACAAGGACGAGCAAGTGCATGTTGTTGGTTAGGGTCAACACAAAAAAACTTTGTGGCAGATGATTTAAAAACAGTAAGATTGACTTGGAATACTGATACTCCAAATATAGTATGTGCTCAAAGTTGTTCCAGTGATCAAAGCAAAACAAATTTTACCAGTCAATGGCAGCGTGAAATTCAACTGAATATATAATATGACCATAATTAAGTATCTATGTCATGGGTATACGAACAACAAGAAGTTAATCAGCTGCCAGAAGATTGTGTTGGATTTGTTTACTTGATTACAAATAACATAACTGGTAGAAAATATATTGGCAAAAAACTAGCAAAATTTTCAAAAACAACTTATAAAACAGTAAAATTAAAGAACGGCAACAAAAAACGTAAAAAAATTCGTAGCAAAATAGATTCAGACTGGCAACTATATTATGGTAGCAACATTGAATTAACTCAAGACATTGAACGCCTGGGTGCAGACAACTTTACACGAGAAATACTTTTTTATTGTAAATCAAAATCAGAATGCAGTTATATTGAAGCTCGAGAGCAATTTGCAAGAAAAGTTTTAGAATCAACTGACTATTACAACGGACACATACAAGTACGTGTTCACGGATCGCATATTTTAAATAAAATATAAAATGAAAAAAGCAGTGTTTGCAGGATGTTCATTGACAGCTGGTACCGGATGGAACTCTGTTGACCTGTTGGCAGACTGTAAAACACATCAAGATTTGTATGTGAATTTGTGTTGTACAAACATAGATCAACTTTCAAGTTTAGAAACAATCAATGTAGCAGTCAGCGGTGCCAGTAATACTGATATTTTTGAACAAGCAATTACTGCTATTAGTACACATGGATCAGACATTAATATTTTATTTTGCCAGTGGTCAGCCATGCCAAGATATCAATTTCAAGCAGGATTTGAGTTTTGGGATACCACGTTAAGTTTAAATTATTTTTCTGAAGCGCCGCGCCGCACTGCAGATTTAAATCTAAGCCGAGGCGATTCCTGGAGCAAAGAATATCTAAATGATCTGTTGGATAGATTTTTGGTACTGCATCATTTGCATGGTGAGATTTTGAAAGTAGTACGTTATTCATCTACACTGCAAAAACTAAGTAAATGGCACAATATCCGTGTATGTTTTATAAATGGCATATGCCCTTGGGATCTTGATTATTTTACAAGGTTAACAAGTAATGATATCATGCCAGAAAACCTTACAGAGTTTACAAAAAAACAAATTATAAACATTGATTCAAGAGACGACACTGACATTTTTAAATTATATCACAAACTTCATGATGAATATGACGCAGCAGGAGGAATTGATTCTACTAAATGGGTTAATCTATACCATTCCATGCAACAGGCACGCACAGACACCAATTTTGATAAAATACACCCAGGCACCAAAAGTCATCAACACTATTTCCAACAAATAAAAGCATTTTTAGAAAATTAACGACTCTGTGGCAAGCGTATATGGCTTGCCCCCATTGAGGAACGGTGAGATACCCGGTCTGGACTTGGGCGTCAAAGGCAATTGCTAACTACAGGCAACAAATGGTTCGGGCTCTGATGAAAAAGATACAACCCGTGCTTATAGGACTTGGATTTACTGTCGGGTCACTAGGGTTCCGTTGATATGTGAAGCTTGAGTAGGGGGTACCGGTCAACCGCCTCCGTGTGTGCAAACACAATCTCATTATGTAAATGACTATGTAACTCAGATAATGGCATCGTCAATTCATCGTGCATACGGTGAATTGTGACTAAGCAATCTAGATAATAGCTAAGAAAAAAAGTTGATGAGCAAAGCGAAATCAACTGAACTTCGTAGAAGTTCAAAAATCGTCTGTAACAATATTACTCACTATAAGTATTGACATGAATCATGATCTTTTCTATGCACCTATAACTTACAAAAACTTACATTATATTCATCAGTGGGTAGGAGACAATCTCAAGATCAATTATGTAGCAAATATTTCTGATCTATCTGAATTGTGTAAAAAAATTATTTTGATTGACATAAGAGATGCTAATTTTCAAATTGATTTAATTAAAAAATTGGTAGAACAAAAAAATTACTTTGTGTTTTTTGAAGCCTGGGCCTGCAACAAAGCCAATCAACAACTAACAGATCTTGTGGCAGATTTACCTGCCAACACACCATTTGCAGTGATTGCCAACACTGATGATCAACGCAGCAACGGACCTTGTGTAAATCTACGTGCTTTTTATTTTATTACCATGTCTATGCCCAACCGGTTGAGATCAGAACATCTAATAGAACATATATTTGATCCTGTACCAAAACCATTTACTTTTTCATATCTCAATGGGCGTTCAAGACCACATAGAAAACATTTATGGCATCTGCTTAATCAACAAGGGTCATTGGATAGATCTTTGTGGTCTTGGTGGGACGATAGCAGTGCAACCAACAGTTTATCAGCTGAAACCAATGATACAATTCCTAGACAAAGTTTGGATAGCAAGTACGAGAGTGCATTTGTAGATATTGGGCACAGTATGCTACAACAGTATGATGCCAAGCGATATTATGAATTTCGCATACATCTAAATCAAGGGCACTGGATTGATGGGCATATTGTGCCAGAAATGTACAAAAATACTTACTTTAGTGTAGTAACCGAATCGGTTACAGAGTTTAGTCCTTTTTTGACAGAGAAAATATTCAAACCTTTGTTGGCAGGACATCCTTTTATTGTGTTAGGCAGTGCAGGATACTATCAAAAATTAAAAGAGTTGGGTTTTCAAACATTTGATACTGTGATTGATGAATCGTTTGATCTTGAACAAGATGTAGTCAAACGTTGTGCTATGATTGCCGCACAAGTTGACAGGCTTTGTAATATAAATCTAGCAGAATTTCATGTCAAAGTACGTGACATTTGTGAACACAACAGACAACACTATATCAATAATCAGTGGAGTGAGTGGTTAAAAGTGCACAACGAACTCAATGAGTTCTTTAATCAAGTAATAACTGAGCACAACAAAAATTTATAACTGATCTGGCCAGTCTCGGAATAGTGCATGTTGTATATTACCTGACACAAATTGATTAAAACTTTTGTGTTTTTCTTCTAGCTCACCTTCCAGTGGTGCCACACGTTTGAATGCCGAATCCATTTGTCCCATGTCTGTAAACTCCATGATAATCATCCACTCAGGCATGTCGGCAATGCTGCGAAATCCCATTTTGCATCTGGTGATCCTGTATGATTCCATACGACCTTCTGCGACCAGATGATCAAAAAAACTTTTCATACCATTGACCCATTCTAGATCAGTGATGTCTCCTTCTTTATCTGCCCAAATTGTATATAAATCCATATTAACCTCTATTTAAAAAATAATCTTGCATGACACCATCTCTGTGCAAGTCGCTGGTCACACAATGTATGCCACCGTCCCAGAAATATCTATGTCTGAACGGAATCACATGTGCAGTGATATTGAATCTTGCCAAGGCATCAAACACTGTTTTATTGTAGTTAAACACAATGACATTTTTTGGATCAATGATCAACATGTTGACATCAAACACTGTTTCTTCCACATAACCAGTCCAATGAGAGAGCCATGTTTCAACCGTGTTGACCACATCTTGATCATGTTCAAATCCCGGTATCCACCAACGTCCTTGATTTTGTTGTTTTAATTTTGTAAATTCTTTTACTGCATTCCAATGTTGCTCAGGAAGATACACGACTTCCCAGCCTGGAAATGTATCAGCGTATGTGGCCACATCTTTGGTACTAATAATTAGTCCAGGACAAACAGGACAATATGTACCATCACTGTGTCCTCCAGTATTTACAACATGATTACGTGTGAGTGTAAATTCTAAATTGATGTCTTTCTGCAATTTGTCAATGTCTTGACTATAATCAACAGTACCAAAATATAAATCTTTACCAATTCTGGCCATCATGGCACCATTGACTATAGATGGGTTTACATGATGTTGTATTTGATTTCCTTGTGCTGAAATGTGTTGTAGTATGTCTTGATAACAGGCGGAATAGTTAAGATCAAATTTAAATTGATCAACACATTCATCTTGCAATGATTTAGGCAACGCAAAAAAATCTTTTCGTTTATGAATTATTGGCCAATTTTTTTCTCTAACATTGTTGTACGACAACACTAGATCAAATTCTGTATTGGTATAAAATGTATTGCCTACCATTATCATCCAATCTCTAGGAGTCATCGGCGGTGCCATAAACTTATTGCATTGATCTACCGTGGCAGCAGGTAGATTCGGTCTTAGTATTTTGACATCAAATTCTTGAAGTTTTTTAATTATGTTTTGAAAATCTTCTTCTGTTTCGTATGCAATGCGTTCAAACAATGATCGCACATGTGGTACAGTGATCCATGAATAAAATTCAGGCGGATAACTACGGCCCACAACACACACTTTGAGTGGATCCCAATGTTGATAAACTGAGTACATTTACTCCAGCGGCCCTAGTATTTCAAATCCGTCTATTTCAGATTTATACAAATGTGCTTGTTCAAGATAAAGATATTTAAACCCTCTATCTTTATAAATTGCACATTCTGTTTTCATTGTTTCTATACCTAATCGTAACTTAGGTTTATTGTAGGTCCACGCAAATTGATCACACAGTGCATTGTGATCGTCAAATCTTCGAATTAAACTCCACGCTACCAGTTTGTTATTATCATAATAACCAATTATATCAGCCATTGGATCTAGATATCTACTGTGAAACATAGGCATAACACTGGCAAAATGTTTGTAAATTGTATAAGTTTTATAGATATCGTCTAACTTGTTTAGTGTTGCCTGACTGCGATCTTTTATGTAGTCCCAAGTCACACTGGGTGTGTAATCAGTCTTACTCAAGTCTATTCTTGCAAATTGATAAGTCATAATCTTTCTGGAAAATAATCTTGCATGACACCATCTCTGTGCAAGTCGCTGGTCACACAATGTATGCCACCGTCCCAGAAATATCTATGTCTGAACGGAATCACATGTGGTGTAATACCATATCGATCTAGTGCATCAAAAACAGTTTTATTATAATTAAACACAATGACATTTTTTGGATCAATGATCAACATGTTGACATCAAACACTGTTTCTTCCACATAACCAGTCCAATGAGAGAGCCATGTTTCAACTGTGTCTGTTACTGCATGATCATGTTCAAATCCTGGTATCCACCAACGTCCTTTGTTTTTTTCTTTAAGAGTCATAAAAGATGACACTTGCTCCCAACTTTGATTGGGTAAGTACACGACTTCCCAACCTGGAAATGTGTCAGCGTATGTGGGCACATCCATTAGACTTATTATCAGTCCTGGGCACACTGGACAATATGTGCCATCGCTGTGTCCACCAGTATCTACAATGTGATTTCTAGTTGTGGTAAATTCAGACTCAGCATATTTTTTAATTTCGTCTATGCCTTGGCCATATTGTTCAGTACCAAAATATAAATCTTTTCCAATTCTTGTGACCATGGCACCGTTTAACAAAGTGTAAAATAAATTTACTACTTTGTTTCCTTGATTTTTGATGTGTGAAAAAATATCATTATAACAATCCTTAGTATTAGCTAAACGCTGATATTTTTTATATTCATCCTTGCAACGCAATTTTATACTGTCTGGTAAATGTTCTATATCTTCTTCACTGTGACATTCTGGAAAGCCAATTTCTTTAAAATTATAGTAAAAATGACCAAAATTATATGAGTTATAATTGTTGTAAAAAGTTTCACCAAGCATTATGGTATAATCTCTAGGAGTCATTGGCGGAGGAATATATTTTCCGTTTAAAAACTGTGTACTTGGTAAGTTAGGACGTAAAACTTCTACATTGAAACTTTGTAATTTTTTTATAATAGCTTGATAATCTTCTTCGGTTTCTATTGCTATACGTTCAAATAATTTTCTCACATGCGGTACAGTGATCCATGAATAAAATTCAGGAGGATAGCTACGCCCGACTATGCATACTCGTAACGGATCCCAGTGTTGATAAACGGAATAAGTCATGATCTTGGATCTCGTCGATGTTTGAACAATGATTTCAAGTATTCTTTGGGCCATGTGTCATAAAAGCCTTTGGCAGCTATTTGTTTAGCTCGAGCGTCTAAATCGCTTAAACTTTGTACCAGAGCCAAAGCATAAGTGCCTTGATTCATTGTCACGCCGTTGACTATTTCTGGATCTGCAGGATGATCTTCCAAGGCCAGCATGTCCTTGCGCAACAAACATTCTTTGTTGGCCTGTGAAACGCTAGAACTAAACAGTTCGTAACTCCATTCTGCAGGATCATACGCATACACAATGACTTCGTACTGGCCCATGCCCCACTGACTGCGATTTTTTAAATCATAGTAAGGATCCATGCCTGTAAAAATTGCCACTGTGTTTTTTAATCTAGCACTGCGAGCATAAGGACAAGGCGGCCAGCCTCCCAGTGCTGGATGTGGAACTTCTACAAAGCGTTCACTCCAGGCTAAAATATCTCGTCGTACTTGTTCTTGATCTAACATATTAAAAAAATGGAAGCCCTGATTTTTTGGTAGTTTCCATGTTGTCTTTGATTATTTGCCCAATCATTTCTTTTTCACTGATACTGAGTTGCAGAGCCTGCTCGTAGCTGATGCCACCTCGCATGTACCAAGCCATTTGCAACGCCTCCCTTTTGATATTTTTGATATCTTTGTCCATCTGATCCACAATCTTGCCAATTGTGTCTGCATCAGAGACTAGGAGGCGGGTACGAAAAAAGTTGACATGTCCAGGGCCACACTCTGCTCGTATTCGTTGGTACATTCATTGCAAACTATTTTCATGGGTTGCATTTCAGCCTGTGCTTTGAGTTTTATAATGTGATCTCTGATCTGTGTGAACAAATTCCTGTCACAGTTTTTTAGGAATTCTTCTATGTATTCTGGCTCACTAACCATGGCAGTGGGCGTTTTGATTGTGGCCACACTTTGTGCCAGGGCCGACACTGTGATATCCGTGATTTTTTTCATGGCTGCAGTCAGTGCAGTCATCTTGTCATTGTTGTTCATCTCAGCGTTGGGCAAGATCTGCAATAGTTTTTGATTTTCAAACTGCATTTGATTGTTGTCGTTGAGATTGCGATAATTCATGGGTCTGAAGTAGATTTCAACGTCGCCGGCTCTAATGCTTTCACCGTAGTTGGGCGCAGAAATTCTGTCCAACACAGTTCTTAAATCAACTGATCGATCACTGGTTGCTGCACATTTTGGACATTTAGTATCAAATTCCATTTCATGTCCGTAGCTGGCAATGCGTATGGCAATTAGAATAGCATCCACATCCATGGCAGGCACTGCCCAGCCATTTAGGATATTGGGCAAGCAACTTTCGATCACATTTACAGTGGCTTGTCCGTTGAACAAGGCGTCGGGTGTTCGGTAGGTTATTTCATCAATGGCAGTCATAGGCAACACAGGCAATTCCCCTGTGTCAGTCATGGTCAGTGTGCCAGGCGGATAAAACTGCCCGTTGCTGGGCAATCGAATGTAGATTGCAGGTTGTCTAAAATACTGTTGAAGCGGGTTGTTTGATGGCATGGTCGTCCTCGGTAAATATAATTATGACTGATCGCTACACCCAAGAAGAAATCCAAGAAATCGCTGACAACTATGCCAACGCATTAAAATCTGGCATTGAGCCCACGGCTGACATGACCCGTGAAATGAAAGATGCCGCAGTTGGTATCAAAGGCTATACTGCAGCAGTTGAATCAGCTAAAAAACAATTTGTTTCCAGTTTAAGTAAAACTGCAGGTGATCTTGGCACTGCCATGTACAAAGGCACCAAGGGTGCAGGTGTCTTAGGAGACGCAGCCGAACAAGCAGGAACTGCACTAGAAGTCATGATCTTGGCCATACCCGGAATTGGTCTAGCAGCCAAAGCAGCTGCAGTGGCCATTGGCTTGTTTGCCAAAGGCGTCAACATGGCTGCCAAGCAAAGTGATGCACTGTACAAGAGCTATCAAGAACTTGGCAAAAGCGGCCAAGGGGCCGCAGGCGGTATCACTGATGTGTTCAACAGCATGCAGAAGTTGGGCTACGGAATTGAAGAACTGGATTCAGCAGTTAAATTATTGACCGGTCACTCTACAGATTTAGCTACATTTAGCGGTACTGCAGCTTCAGGAGCACAAGCATTTGCAGATTCAATGAAAGGTATCACACACGGGCCTTTCTTGGAAGAAATGATGAATCTGGGCAAAACAGTTGACGACCTCAATGCTGCTGGTGCATCATATGTCAAACAACAAGTGCTCATGGGCCGCAGTCAACGAGATATACAAGGTACACAGACTGAACGTACCATGGCCTATATTAAATCTCTGGATACCCTGCAGAGATTAACTGGACAAAGCGCAGAAGCTTTGGAAAAACAACAAGAAGAAGCCTTGGATGACGATGCCTATAATATCTACATGGAGCGATTGGAACAAAGTGGCAAAGCAGGACAAGAACAAGCGCAAAAAATAAAAGAATCATTGGCAATGTTAGATCCAAGCATACAAAAATTAGCCAGAGCGGGTATTGGTGGTAATGTTGGAGCTCAAGGCGAGCTGATGAACATGATGCCAAACTTTATTAAAGATTTGCGAGATCAAAATATGTCTCGCGATCAGACTCTTGCCAATGCTAACCGAGATCTTATAACATTCAAAGACAGATTTGGCGACAACTATATGCAGGCCGCTGATTCAATGGAAGGCTTTGGCGTACATGTAACAGCCATAAACAAAACCATTGGGCAAACTGGCAATCTCAAAGAGCGCGAAGCATACGCTGCCAAAGAAAAAGAAATGCACGATAAAGCAACTGAAAATCTCACGCAGACACAGATTGCGCAAATGAACACTAGAGACAGTTTGCAGGGTTTGGTACAACTGGGTGTGGCACCAGCCACTAGTGCACTAGGAACGTTGGCAGAAGTTGTAGATGATTTGACAAGTCTTTTACCAGGTTCTAGCTCCAAACACAAAAATGATGCAGTAGCAACTTCTGGTGGTAAAGTTGGAACCAAAGGTGGTAGATCAACTGCAACCATGGTAGGAGCCGCTGGTGGCGCAATGGCAGGAGCCGAACTTGGTGGAGAAATTGGATTAGCTTTTGGCGGAGTTGGTGCAATTCCAGGTGCAGCAATTGGTGGAGCCCTTGGCGGAATACTAGGTGGAATTGCTGGAAATTTAGGATACGGAACATTTGGTGGCGACAAAGGAGTGGGCAAAACTGCTGGTGCCGAAACTGCAATGACTTATTTTCAAAGTCAAGGGTGGACCAAAGAACAAGCTGCTGGTATAGTAGGAAATTTACAAGCTGAATCAGGGCCATCTCTCAATCCCAAAGCAGTGGGAGACAACGGCCAGGCCTATGGTATTGCTCAATGGCATCCAGATCGCCAAGCAATATTTAAACAACAAATGCAGAAAGACATAAAAGAATCTTCACTGGAAGAACAGTTACGATTTGTACAGTGGGAGTTGTCTAATACAGAAATGGTTGCAGGAAATGCGTTGCACTCCGCTAAAGCTGCCAACGAAGCAGCTCAAATTTTTGATCGCATGTATGAAAGAAGTTCTGGTACTACTCTAAACAAACGTATGGCCAATGCAAACACACTGGCAGAGAAAAAAGCTGAGTTTGGCGGCATTGTTCGAGCTAGACCAGGTGGAACCAATATTCTGGCAGGCGAAGCCGGGGATGACGAAGCATTTGTGCCTTTGCGTGGTGGCAAGATTCCTGTGGACATTAAAAATTCTAGTTTTATTAAAGAATTCACACGTGATATACTTGGCAATATAGGAATGGATCAACCGCAAAGATCTGGTGTAACGGCCAGAGAAGGAGTGGAAAATCTTAGATTACTGCTGCCAGAATTTAGTCGAGCTATATCTGGCAGTATGGGCAATATTCAAGAAGTTCAAGCTGCATCAATAATGTCGTCAGTTAAAACCACTCTGGATAATTTTGTCAAAACAAAAATGCCTAATCCTGGTGATTTTGCGGGCAGTTCAGTGTTGCCAAATTTCAACAAAGCACTGCCCGAAACAGACACTGCAACCATGTTGTCCGACAGAACTGACAAACTCACACAACAGTTGGCTAAATTGGAAAAACTGCCGGTAGCTGCCGGCGGCTCTGACAACTCACAGCAACTGGCGCTGATGAGTCAACAGCTAAACAAACTGGATGAACTGGTCAGAGTCATGAACAGTCAGCTAAATGTGTCAGGAAAGATATTGGCTTACCAACACTGATCTGCGGTAAATACTGCAAGGAAAACTCACATGTCTTGGAGAAAATATTTCAAAGTCGCTGGCCCTGAGGGAGTAGGCGGCGCACTCAGCCCAATTTCTGGTCGTAATCAATTTGGCATCCCTGGCTATGATCGTCAACGTGGGGGTGATTACACTGGCGGAACTCCCAATGATTTTGCCTTTAGAAACTATGCCAGTAGATTGCCTGAAGTGTATTCTGGACACCCAAATCGTGTGGAACGCTACAACCAGTACGAAAACATGGATGCTGATTCAGAAGTCAATGCATGTTTAGACATCATTGCTGAATTTTCCACACAACTAAACGACGACAACGAAACACCTTTTGACATACATTTTTCTGACAAGCCCACGGATCACGAAATTGAAATTATCAAAAAACAACTGCAACAGTGGACCAAGCTAAACAAGCTGGATCAGCGCATATTCAAACTGTTTCGCAATACCATCAAATACGGTGATCAGGTTTTTTTGCGTGATCCAGAAACGTTTGAAATGTTCTGGGTTGACATGGTCAAAGTGGCCAGGGTTATTGTAAATGAATCAGAAGGTAAGCGTCCAGAACAGTACATAATCCGAGATATCAATCCCAACTTTCAAAACATGAGTGTGGCATCAAAAACCACACAGGATTACTATGTCAGCAGAGCCACAGGCGCCTCAGGACAAACCAACTATACTGCGCCCAACGGAGGCGGCTACGGTGGAGCAGGTGGCGGCGTAGGCAACAACAGATTCACACAGGCCATGAACGAAAGTTGCATAGACAGCCGTCATATTGTGCATTTGAGCTTGAACGAAGGCCTGGATTTCTTTTGGCCTTTTGGGCAAAGTATCTTAGAAAATATCTTCAAAGTTTACAAACAAAAAGAATTGCTAGAAGATTCTGTGTTGATTTATCGTGTGCAACGTGCTCCAGAACGCAGACTATTCAAGATTGATGTGGGTAACATGCCCAGCCACATGGCCATGCAGTTTGTAGAACGTGTCAAAAACGAAATGCATCAGCGTAGAATTCCTACTACCACTGGTGGTGGTGGAAATATGATGGATGCCAGTTACAATCCACTCAGTATCAACGAAGATTACTTTTTCCCACAGACATCTGATGGGCGTGGCAGTTCAGTAGAAGTACTGCCTGGTGGTGAAAATCTTGGCGAAATTGATGACTTGAAATACTTCAACAACAAAATGGCACGCGGTCTACGTGTGCCGTCAAGTTATTTGCCCACAGGTCCTGATGATTCTGGTATTGCCATGAACGACGGCAAAGTAGGCACTGCCTTAATTCAAGAGTATAGATTCAATCAATACTGTATTCGTTTGCAGAACTTGATCATGCAAAAACTGGATGATGAATTCAAAATGTTCCTGCGTTGGAGAGGCTTCAACATTGATTCTGGCTTGTTTACTATCAAACTATGTCCGCCACAGAACTTTGCTAGTTATCGTCAAAGCGAACTAGATACCACTAGAATCACTGCATTCACACAGTTAGAACCCTTGCCCTACATGAGCAAGCGTTTTTTAATGAAACGTTATCTAGGTCTCACTGAAGAAGAAATTATTGAAAACGAACAACACTGGCGCGAAGAACGTGATCAACCTGAATTGGAAACCACACAAGGGCAGGATCTGCGTAGTATTGGTATTACTCCAGCTGGCATGGAAGCTGACATCGAAACAGGACAAGAATTATCTCAAAGTGAGCTAGCTGGTGCACCTGGCAGCCAACCTACACCCAGTGTGAGCCCCGGTGCCAATAGTTTAGGTGGCTCAGCTGGTGCTGCTGGAGCTCCCAGTGGCGGTGCGCCCGGAGTGCCAGGAGTATAAATAACACTATGATTCTCAACGAAATATACGAAAAATCGCCAGCTGCTTATCAAGATCTCAGTCAAGATAACAGTCAACTCAAGCTGGGCGATTTGAGAAAAACTCGGTTGACACTACGTCAGTTAAACAAGTTGCGACAAATGAACGATGTGCGTAGCTATGAATACAAAGAAAAATTAAAATTAGTGCGTCAACAGTACGCACCTCCTCCTGTGGCTCCTGGTCTGTAATATTTTTTAAATATTACCAGTTTTCTGCCTCAAAAGTACCAATATTACCAGATATATGTAAATATATCTACGAGCCATAACCTTTGGAGGATACAATATGACATCGAAATTTGAACAGTTGATTGAGTACGTAATCAACGATGAAGAACAAAAAGCTCGCGAGCTTTTCCACGATATCGTAGTAGAAAAATCTCGCGAGATCTACGAAAACCTCATGAACGAGGAAGAAGAGTGCGATCACTGCCATAAATCACCTTGTGTCTGCGAAGACGAAAACATGGAAGAGTCTGATGATTCCATGGAAGAGGAAAAAATGGAAGAAGGCATGGACTCATTTGGTGGCGACGCCAGCGATGACTTGATCGACGATGTTGAAACCGAAGAGCAAGGCATGCCCATGGAAGGTGATGAAGAGTTTGATGATGCTGCTGAAAAAGACGGACATGAACTCACACATGATATGGAAATGGATCATGACGGCGAAGGCGACATTGAAGATCGTGTGGTTGATCTTGAAGACAAGCTGGACGAACTCATGAGCGAATTTGAAGCACTCATGGGAGACAAACAAGGCGATGACGGAATTGACAGCGATTTAGACGGAGACGAAGGCGAACCACTGGGCGGTGATGCACTTGCCCAAGATGACACACAAGCATTTGGTGATGAACAGGGCATGATGGAAAATGTGCAGTTAGACAAAGTCGCTGCTCCCAAACACGGCGACGATGGTGCCAACAACAAAAGTGTAGTGGCTTTTAACTCTGGTGCTAGAGGCATGCAAGGTGCTCCTGTCAAAATGACTGGTGACACTGCACAAGGTCGTAGTGCTCCTAAAACAGCTGACTTGCCTGAAGCTGGAAAGTTTAAAAATGTTCCTGGCAAAGGTACTACCAATTCTAGACTAGAAGGTACACCAAAGCCCGTTAACACACAAGCTGCTGGTACTAATACTAGAACTCCTTTCCCCAAAGGCTAAGCACTAGATATGGCTCGTAACACTTATCTAAAAGAACATCTAAGCTTCACTCAAGCCAGGGTTGAACTCCTGACTGAGGAAGCTGCCGATGGCTCTGGCAAAACCTTGTATATGAAGGGTATTTGCATTGAAGGCGGCGTGAAAAATGCCAACGAGCGTGTATATCCTGTGCACGAAATTGCCAAAGCAGTTGACACTATTAATGAACAAATCAAAACTGGTCACAGTGTGCTAGGCGAAGTTGACCATCCAGATGATTTAAAAATCAACCTAGATCGTGTGAGTCACATGATTGAAGGCATGTGGATGGATGGCCCATGTGGCTACGGAAAATTAAAAATATTACCCACACCCATGGGACAACTGGTCAAAACCATGTTGGATTCAGGTGTGAAATTAGGTGTTTCAAGTCGTGGATCCGGAAATGTCAACGACTCAAACGGACATGTCAGTGACTTTGAAATTGTCACTGTGGATGTAGTTGCCCAACCCAGTGCTCCTCATGCATATCCTACAGCAATTTATGAAGGTCTTCTTAACATGAAGCACGGACATAAAATACTGGGGATGGCCAAAGAAGCCAGCGCGGACAACAAGGTACAGAGGTATTTGAAAGGCGAAGTAATGAAGCTGATCAAAGAACTCAAAATCTAAGGAAAACATAATGTTAGACATTATAAAACCATTATTAGATAGCGACCTGATCAACGAGGAAACTCGTAGCGAGATCACAGAAGCTTGGGAAGCCAAGATGACTGAAGCTCGTGAACAGGTACGTGCAGAACTACGCGAAGAGTTTGCACAACGCTATGAGCATGACAAGACAGTGATGGTGGAAGCCCTAGATCGTATGGTAACAGAAGGTCTTGCAGTAGAACTTCAACAAGTGCAAGCTGAAAAGCAATCACTGGCTGAAGATCGTGTCAAGTTCCAAGCTAAAATGAAAGAATCATCTACAAAGTTCAACGACTTTATGGTGACCAAATTGGCGGAAGAAATTGGTGAACTGCGTAAAGATCGCAAGATGCACACAGAAAGTTTATCTAAATTAGAAAACTTTGTGGTACATGCACTTGCAGGCGAGATTCAAGAATTTGCAAGAGACAAACGTGATGTCGTAGAGACTAAGGTTCGTCTAGTGCGTGAAGCTCGTCGTACATTGGAAAGCCTCAAAGCCAAATTCGTAACAGAATCAGCTAAGAAAATGTCCGGTGCTGTTAGTCAACATCTTAGAGCTGAACTAGGTCAGTTGAGAGAAGACATCCAAGTTGCTCGTGAGAACAATTTTGGACGTAGAATCTTTGAAGCATATGCCGCAGAATTTGGTGCTACTCATTTAAATGAGAAAGCCGAAGTCCGCAAGTTGCATGACATTATCTCTGAAAAAGATAATAAACTGAGCGAAGCCATTAAACTCACACAAAGAGCAAAAGTTCTTGTGGAGAGCAAAGAACGTGAAATACGTATGATTCGAGAGTCCAACGAGCGCGAAAGCACTATGGAACTCTTGCTTGCTCCTTTGAACAAAGAAAAGCAAGCAGTTATGCGTAATTTGCTAGAAAGCGTTCAAACATCCCGTTTGAAAAATGCATTCGAGAAGTATCTACCAGCTGTGTTGGAAGATCGTTCTGTAAGAGCCCCCAAAGTGATTACAGAATCATATTCCACAGAAACTGGCGATAAATCCGTCCGTGTTCAAGAAGAAGACCAAATTGCCGAAAGCAATGTAATCGATCTTAAACGCTTGGCCGGGCTGTAAAAAAGAAAAAAAGGAGACTTAAATGTCACAGGAATTAATTGAAGGTCGTTGGAACGAGACCAAAGAAGCATTGCTAGAAGGCCTGCAAGGTTCAAAGCGTACTTCGATGAGCGTTATCCTCGAAAATACAAAAAAATACTTGCGTGAGAACGCAACATCTGGTTCTACTGCATCTGGTAACATCGCTACATTAAACCGTGTGATTCTGCCAGTGATTCGACGTGTTATGCCAACTGTTATTGCTAACGAGTTGGTTGGTGTTCAGCCCATGACAGGTCCAGTGGGTCAAATTCACACATTGCGTGTGCGTTACGCTCAGTCTTTGACTGACAATTCATTGGCTGCTACCAGCGTGTCAGCTGGCCAAGAGGCGTTGAGCCCATTCACAATTGCTACTGCATACTCTACAGTTCCTCAGGCAACTACTACTGCTACTGGTTACACTGGTAACAATACAGCTACTATGGAAGGTACAGGCGGTAAGCAAATTTCTGTTCAAATCTTGAAACAAGCCGTGGAAGCCAAAACACGTAAGTTGCAAGCACGTTGGACATTTGAATCTGCACAAGATGCACAAGCCATGCATGGTATTGACGTTGAAGCAGAAATCATGGCAGCTCTTGCACAAGAGATCACTGCTGAAATTGACCAAGAGATTCTCTTGAGCTTGCAAACTCTTGCAGCTACAGAGTACACATACAACCAAGCTACCGTTTCTGGTACTGCAACATTCGTTGGTGACGAGCATGCCGCATTGGCAGTTTTGATCAATCGTGTTGCTAACTTGATTGCTCAGCGTACACGTCGTGGTGCTGGTAACTGGTGTGTTGTGTCTCCAGCAAGTTTGACAGTGTTGCAATCAGCAACAACTTCAGCATTTGCTCGTACCACAGAAGGCACATTTGAAGCACCCACAAACACCAAGTTTGTTGGTACATTGAATGGTGCTATGCGTGTGTTTGTAAACAGCTATGCACAAGATACACAAAGTGTGTTGGTTGGTTACAAAGGTACTTCTGAGGCTGATGCCGCAGCGTTCTATTGCCCATACATTCCATTGATGAGCTCAGGCGTTGTATTGGATCCATCAACATTTGAACCAGTCGTTTCATTCATGACACGTTATGGTTTTGTTGAGTTGACCAATACTGCAAGTTCGTTTGGTAATGCAGCTGACTATGTCGGCGAAATTGCTGTACAAAATCTTTCATTCTCCTAATCAGAGAATTACCCAGGGATGGGAAGACAAAAAAGGGCCTTAGGCCCTTTTTTGTTGAATAAATATTTCATGGAAATAAATTGGAACACTGATAAACTTGTGTTGTTGTATTATGCAGTAGGTGCCAGTGGTAAATTTTTACACGGTTGTTTAGCAATAAGTTCACAAGTAGAGTTTCAACATAAAGAGTTACTTGGATGTTTTGAATCAACTTTGGATAAATTTGAATTTTTTTGCGATCGTATACTTCCAGCCGACGGATCAAAGTCCAAACCTGATTTTGGATTAGGATGTAATCGTTTATTAGATTTATCAAAAGGTCCTAACTATAATATACCAGATACACTAGAAATACAAAGAATATTAGAAACCAGTTCAACATTACCGGCACTTACAAATGGTAATAATTATTTTTTTATTGTGGCACATGAGCCAATTCAATTGCCTGTGTTATTAAAAATTTTTCCTAATTCTAAAATAATACAACTACATAATTCTTTGGAATGGATTCAACATCGTAAAATTCAACTGAGTAAAAAATTGCCTCCTGAATTATTTGATAACACTTCGCTCATTCCTACACAATATACCACAGACAGATTATTAAAATTTGATGTAAATAGTTTTTTTAACAAACAATTATTTTTAGCTCAGATAGAAAATTTATACAAAAAATTAAATTTGATAGATTTTAATTCAGTGTACATGCAAACATTATTTGATTTATATCATACTTTAATTAATCAGCAAAGATTACTATGATATTCATTTTATCTAATAGAATATTACCTTCGTGGTATCCTCCTGGATGGAAAGACTCCTTGCAGACTTTAAGTGCAATGGCGTATCTGGAGCAATTTTTTTCTGATAATGTTTTGTTACTTGATGAAATTGATACAAGTAAGATAACTTATGATAATTTACCTGATAAATTACATCAAATTAAACAAACTGTTGACAACAATAATATTCAAACAATAGTAATCAATGATTCTTTAAATCCTAAAATTTTAAACTCATCTTACTATCTTCCAAACTCGTTAGAACTGCTAGATAAATTATCTAGCATAGCTAATGTATACATTTTGACTGGCGATTTTTCTTATTATTATAAACCACAACCCAACATCATATTTTTTCCAGTATTTTTATGGCTAACAAGTACCAAAAGTATAGATGAATATTTTGGTTACACAACTACAGTATACGATGCTGATATTAAAAAAAATCATGCAATTATGTGTTTGAATAACAATTTAACTTGGCATAGGATGTACTTATTTTCATTGATAGTAGAAAAAACTTGGTTTAAAAAAATTGATTATAGTTTTTTAAAGAAACCCAGTGAGCAATTTGAAAAGTCTGGTTCTATAAAAAATTTTTTAACACCAGAAGATTATAATATTATCAAAACACACTTACATTTATTTCCAATTCAGATTGAACAAGAAAAGATCAATCCAGATATAGTCAGCAGAACATGGTGTGACGGGTTTAGTATAGACAGTGAAATATACAACCAATGTGCTATTAATCTAGTAACAGAAACCAGTCTAACAGAAGGAATACTATTGACTGAAAAAATATCCAAGTGTTTTATGGCTTACCAGATTCCTATATTAATTGGTCCAATGGGTGCTAATCAATTTCTTGAAGATATTGGATTAGATATGTTTGGTGACTATGTGCTTTGGAAAAGCTGGGATAGTGAATCAAACCACAAAATTAAAATACAAAAAATTGTAAATTTTTTAGAAGATCTGTTGCATAATGATAATGCATTACAAAATATTTTATTGACATACCAAAGTTTTCATACAAGAGTAATAAAAAATAAACAATATTTTCACAGTAAAGAATTTCAAAATATTCTTTTAAAACAACTTAGATTTTAAACCAGCTTAAGAATTTGTGTACTTTGTCTGTAACTGAGTTCCAGTCGCCCATAGCAGGTTGACGGAACAATCTTGCTGTTGAATACCATGGACTTGAGTCACGATTCAGTAACCAGCGCCAGTCTGTACCAAACCAGTTTAGCATGACCCAGACCGGTCTTCCTAGTGCACCTGCTAGATGTGCTACCGCGGTATCCACACTCAGCACAACATCAAGATTGTGTATCAGCGCAGCCGAATCTGCAAAATTGCGAATTGATCCTGGATAGGCTCGTACATCAAGATCAATTAAGATTTTTTCTTCTTCTTGGGTACAGTCACACTGTAGGTTGACCCATTCATAATCAGGATTACGTTTTATCAAATCAACCATGACTTCAAACGGCATGCCTTTATGACGATTAATCCAGGTGTCTCTACGACCTGACCAACAGAATCCTACTCGTAAACGATTTTTAAGTCCTAGAATTTTTAACCACTGTTGAGAAAGATTAGCATCAGGTGTTAGATAAAATTGAACGTGACCTAAGTTTTCTAATTTATTGCCAATTACTCCGGGAATACTCATGATTGGAGTCCAATAATCAAATTCAATGGGCTCGTCTGTGGGAAGAATAAATTGTGAAACTGCATTGCCGCCTTGAAATAACGGGATCAAACTGCCATTGCACTGCATGATAATTCGTGCACCGCGATTATAAACATCTCCGACAAATCTTATGAACTGAATATTATCACCGTGTCCTTGCTCGGCCATGATTAAAATAGTTTTATCTTTAAGATCTTGACCAGTCCATCGTGGTTGTGGAAAATTAGGAAGTAATCCATTCAAATGTTCATATTGCCACCTTACTTCATACGCAGGCCACCCTTTTTCGTAATCGCCCATTAGTAAATATGCCACCGACAGATTAAATTTTGCAGTGACATTGTTAGGGTCTAATTGAATAGCACGTTGCAAAAATGGTATGGCTCCAGCTGGATCTCCGCATTCTCGTAACACATTACCATAATTGTTAAATGCACTGGCTGAACGTCGATCTTGTGCAAATGCTTGTGCATAGTAGGCCAAGGCCTGCTCGGGGTTGTTGTCTTCGCGGCATTGATTACCGTGAGCTATTAAGAGTTCTGTTTCCATATTATATTTAATTTTATAGCTGGCCATGAAAATATTTACATCACCATAAATACTAGTCAACGTAATTGTGCGTTTTATGCTGAAAGGGCAACCCAACAGCGTAGCGGCTAGAACCCGCATCGGACTTCTTTAAGGAGAAAACAAATGGGTCGTCCTCTTAAAATACAATCGTATTCCAATGGTTCTGGTGATACTTCACGCAATGGTGTAGGTGTTGCAATTGATAAAGGTTTTAATCAATTTGCCAATCTTGATCCTAAAACTCAAGTGATTCCTGTGGGCATGACCAGCAGTGAATTTTTGGGTGTAGTTGGTGGCGCCAACGCCATTGGCGGTCAAACTGTGGCCAGTACTGCTTTTCCAGTGGTTGCTATCACTGCCAATGTCAATGGTCAACAAGGTTCAGCTTACATTATCACACAAAAAGGTAGCCACAAGTATTTGGTGTCTGGTGAAGATTCTGTGTATGCCAACGCCCTCACACAAGGCTATACATATCAAATTACCAACTTGGGCACAGGCACAAATTGGACTGCGTTGGGTGCAGGTAGCAATCCCACTGCAGGCAAAATCTTTACATGCACACAACCAATCGGAACAGGCACAGGCAACGGAATTGCTGCTGATTGCGGTCAATGTCAATTGGTCACAACTAATGCAATCAGCAGTGGTCAAATGTATATGACTTTCACCGCGAACGGTAATACAATATATGCTAGCCGTTTGACCAACAAGTATATTTTTGACAGTTCAAACAATCGTTATGCCACTAACTTCTTTGTGTCTGGCGAGTCAACTGCAGTCACATTGGCCAACGTGGCTATTGCCAATACTTCAGGCGGATTCACATGTGACAACACTAACTTGGTAACAGGTCAAGTGATCACTATCTCTGGTGCATTTACTGGTAACGTGGGTTCAATCTCTGGTTACTCAAGCCCAACCAACTACTATGTTATCAGCACCAACAATGCCAACGCATTTGTGTTGAGTGCAACAGTGGGAGCAGCCAATGTGATTACTACAATAGGTAACACAGTGATCAGTGCCACTACAACAATTGCGGCTGTCACTACCGCTAAATCTGGTGCAGACACTGCAACATGGTCAGGCAACAATGGTAATTTGACTGTAGCACAGGTAAACAGCTACACATCTTGATAGCTTTTTGCTAGTAACAAATCCCGCTTCGGCGGGATTTTTTCTGATAAATAACAAAAAGGATCTATCCATGAGTATTGCCTACAAAAACGTCAGCAGCGATTATACTATCACAGTAGCCAATGGCATAGGTATTTTTACAGTCAATGCAGCTAATATTGTATTCAACGGAAATACTACAACTACTGGATCAGCTTCTAACATAACTCCGTTTTTTACAGTGGCTGCTAATAATACTGGCACAATAACAGACATGGGCTTGCTGGGGCAAACCGGTCCTACTACTTATGCAGGACTAAGATACGATTCAACTGTGGGTGCTTGGCAAGTTAGTTCTAATGTTGCATCAGATGGATCAGCCATTCAAGCCTATGCTAATATTGCCACTGGTGGTGTCACTGTTGCTGGAGCCAACACGCAGGTACAATTTAATAATGCTGGATCTTTTGGTGCCAATGCTTCGCTTACATTTGATTACTCTGCCAGTAGATTGACTCTAAAAGGGCCACAGGCCTATGGAAACATTGGTACAACTCCTGCCATAGTAAGTAATGCAGTGGTAGTATACAACAAGCCCATTGGTGGTGGTGGTACAGGCTTATATGTAGTATCTAGTTCTGTTGACGATGAACTGGTTAGTAAAAGCAAGGCCATTGTTTATGGAATTATATTTTAAGGAAAACTTATGACTATCGCAACATATGCTGTGACTACTGCAACAGGTAATGCCTATGTCAGTAACGGCAACACTGCTGTAACTTCGCTTACTTTGTGTAATTGGGGGCCATCAACTGTGACATCTAATGTGTTTGTTGTGCCAAATGGAAACAGTCATGGCACATCAACTCAGATGATTTATGCATTGCAATTGACCACTGGAGAAACATATCAAATTTATGCAGCCGCAGAAAAATTACTGCTAGGGCCAAGTGATACAATTCAAGTTAATTGTTCTGCTAACACTGTGACTGCAATAACTTCATATACGTCAATTTAATGGGCTATTTTGTTAAAAATCGACAATTACAATCTGGAAGTACCGGAGTAGTCTTGCCAACAGGCTCATCTACAGATCGTCCGCAAAATCCTGTGTTTGGCATGATACGCTACAATACAACTGTTCCTGCAGTGGAATATTTTGACGGCAGTGTATGGAATTATTTACTATACAACAATGGTTCAGGAATTTATA